AATGTACTGGTCTTTCTGTTTCATCTAAGTTATTTAAGTTTTTCACTATTATTTTGGAAATGCCCTCTACATATCCAAGTTCACCTACTTCCATCAAATCATTAAGTTGTAGTTTTATGGAATCAACAAAATCAGTGATGTTCATAGCATTTTTACATGTTTCATTTAAAAAGAAATTAAGGTTGAATGCTTTGTTATGTGAATTGGTATGAGTATTATGTGAATTATTAGTTATTCCATTCTCTGTTAATTTAATCACCATATCTTGCTGTCCTTTAATAAGTTCAGCATTTTGTTTAAGAAGAGTGATTATGAGATCATCTTTATCAAGTTCAGTAAGTTTTTTAGTTGGTTCATGTTTAGATTCTTCTTGATTACATTTTTTTTTATGTCTCCATAATCCAGCTCTATCATTAAATATTTTGTAACAATTTTGACATTCATATTTTTTGCTAATTTTTACTAAATTAGCGTTGTCATCGTTGTTATTAGCGTTGTTTTTGTGTCGTTCGCTTTGTAAATGAAGAATTAAATTATGTTTCCGTGATGTAGTATAATTACAAAAATCGCAATTAAATTGTTTGCTAATTTTTACTAAATTAGCGTTGTCAAACGTTGTCATAAATTAACAACAGAAATTAGTTTTAAGTTTTTTAATAAAAAATTATCATAACAAAAATAAAAATTTATGGTAAAAATTGAGACCATAAATTTTGATTATCAAGTCAAAATTTTCGGTCAGTAAGGAGTATTTGGACAAGTCAATTTTGGACATTTTTTTTGTCCATTTTTGAAAAGTTAAAACACTTTTCATTTTTTGAAATTGATGACTTTTCCTACATATGTAGGGAAGTTTTTTCACCCTTTTTTTCAGAAATTTAAGATTTTCCCTTCATTATGAAGTATTCGGTCTTTAAGTAGTAAAAATAATATATTATTTTATTTTTGTGATAAAATTTATATATGTATATTTTATATGGAAAAATATAAATCTAAAAAGAATTTAAAAAAGAAAGGGTATTTAAAGAAAAATAGTCTTATAAGAAAAACAAGAAAAACAAGAAAAACAAGAAAAACAAGAAAAAATAGAAGAAATAAAAAGGGCGGACACGAACACGAAGGTTTACCACATTATCATTTATTTGTAAAATTTCCAAGCGGAAAAAGTAAAGAATTAAATGTATTGTTTGCAAGAAGTGATTTAGAAAGAGATGTTAATTCAGCAACTATACAACAATTGAAAAATGCTGTACAAGATGAATTTAATTCAAATGGGATTAATAAACCTTTTACATTATTTTGGAAAGGAAAAAAATTAGAAGATTCGAGTGTTAAACTTCGACAAATAATTGTTGATAAAACTAAATTACCTTTATATTATCCTAATATTAACGACCCAATTGTCGTTGCGTTTAATGAAGATATTGGCGACCCTAAAAATTTTATAGCTCATGATTTAGATTTAGAGGACTTAAGAGCTCCTCAAACACCTCGTTAAATTATATTATTAATTTTATGGTCTTTATTTAATATATTTTTTACATATTTACCACAAGGTCCACAATTATCTTCATTAGCTAAATCTATTTTATTATTTAATTTATTATGACATTGTTCAATATTCCATCTGCCTAATGGAGGTTTTAGATTTGGCTTTTGTAAAGCATTTTTAATTATCGATATAATTCGAATCATATTTGTAGTTATTGAATAACTTTAATATATTGTAAAGTTATTTAATCAATTTTATTTTAAAATGAAGTTAAATTTGTTATACCTCTTCCTATAATGAGACCATGAATATCTGATGTTCCTTCATATGTATTTACTGCTTCAAGGTTTAACATATGTCTTATGATATGATATTCATCTGAAATTCCATTTCCTCCTAATATATCTCTAGCGGTTCTTGCTACATTTAATGATTTTAAACAATTATTACGTTTAATAATAGAAATATTTTCTGGAATCATTTCTCCATCATCAATCATTCTTCCTACCCTCAAAACAGATTGAAGACCTAACGTTATTTCAGCTAACATATCTGTTAATTTTATCTGAATTAACTGGTTACTCGCTAATGGTTTATTAAATTGTTTTCTATCTAAAGCATATTCTCTAGCTCTTAAATAACAATCCTCTGCTGCTCCTAAAACACCCCATGCTATTCCATATCTAGCATTATTTAAACACATAAATGGACTCTTTAGACCTTTTGTAAGTGGTAATAAATTTTCCTTTGGAACTACTACGTTATCCATAAAAATCATACCTGTATTAGATGCTCTTAACGAAAATTTACCATTAATTTTAGGAGCACTTAATCCTGACATATTTTTTTCTAATAAAAAACCACGAATAGTTCCACTATCATCTTTTGCCCAAATAACAAATAAATCTGCAATTGGTGAATTTGTTATCCAATTTTTACTCCCATTTAAAATATAATGATCACCTTTTAATGTTGCTTTTGTTTTCATTCCTGATGGGTCACTTCCATGGTCTGGTTCTGTTAATCCAAAACAACCTATTAAATTGCCCTTCGCTAAATCAGGTAAAAATCTATCTTTTTGTTCCTGAGTGCCAAACTTATCAATTGGATACATTACCAAAGAAGATTGAACACTAGCACAACTTCTATAACCACTATCAATTCTCTCTATTTCACGCATAATTAATCCATATGATATATAATTTACACCAGCACAGTTATATCCAGTTATTGTTGGACCAAGTAAACCAATATTTCCCATTTCTTTTATAATATTTTTATCAAATTGTTCATTTCTGAATGAAGAAACAATATTTGGCTGTAAAATATCTCTCGAAAAGTTGTGTGCTAACTCTTTTATTGATTTTTCATCTTGAGATAATTGATTTTCAAATAGAAACGCATCTTTATAATTAAATAAACTTCTTTTAATTATTCTATTAAAATTATTATATCTTATCATCATTTATGATATAATAATTGAAATTTATTTAAACTAATTTAATATATTATTAAGTAGCATATAATAAGCCAGCATTTCCACCAACAAATATCACCATATTTACTCTCTCTTCAATTAAATACATATTAAAGTTATAATCATAAATTCTCCATGTTGGCTTGTTAATACCTACAATATCACCAGTATCTGGATCACAAATAGTTAATACTTGAGCATATGGATCTACTGGAGGGGTTATAGTATTAAATTCCAATTGGACATTTGAAAATCTACTCATATTCATTGCACCAGATGGCTGAACCTTTAATGGATCTGTATCTAAACAGAAATTATAGCAATATAACCCTGGTGGAGCAAATCCACTAGTTCTTGTATATTTTTCTACAAAATTGTATACACCTACTGGCAAAGTATTTTCCCTGTATTGACCATCTAATAAAATACCCATTGATATCAGAATTTCCTTTAAATTTTGCGGATTATATACTCCCGTATAATATAATCCTGATAAGGTTCCATTAGGATTTAATCCTGGACCTAAGAATTTCTGAACAGGTAGAGGTGCTGGATTTGGGTTTAGATAAGCACCCGCAGTTGGTGCAGGTGTTATATCTTGCGGCATATAATCATAAGGCCAATTTGTGTAATTTGACCATTGATTTCTTAAATTAGCATCGCTACGTTGAAAATAAAACATCCAACTTGTAACCATCCCTAATGAATCCAAATCAATCTTATTTGCGCCAGTAATATTATAGTAAGGCTTTTCATAAATTTGTCTAATCAAATATTTTTGTTCATTTTTCGCGAAAACTGTAGATTCATCATCCGAGAGAAAACAATATGTACAATTTAAATTTATATCGGCAAACCAGTTCGTTCTTGTATCTATATATGATGTAGTATCTAAACTTTCATCTGGTGGCGTTTGTAAAAATCTATAAAATTGCATATAAGACTGATTAAAATTTGGTGCAACAACTGGATAATTATTTGTATAATCCATTACATCGCGAATTGTAAACCATTCATTTATTGGTCTAAATGAAACATTTATAAACAATTCATTATATTGAAGAGCAACTAATGGAAATGCTTGAGTAGAGAGAAGACTAAACCATGACCCAAGTGGAATATATAATGTTCGACCCATAATTGATGGTTGAGCACCAGCAGGACTTTTTGTATAAAACGCATTTGGATAAGAATTTACATGAGCTCCAGCATTTGCTGGATCATTTAACTCAGAAATGTTTCCAATCATATCATTAAAAAGTGCTAATTTTTGGCTACTAAAATCCCTCCTTGCTGAATTAAGAATATATTGTCCTGAATATTGCTGTAGTTGTTGGTTACCACAATTAATTGTTATTTTGCTTATAATTTGAGCACCTAAATCCTTTATCCATTGAAATTCATATGGCGCCCAATCTGTATATATAGTTGTGCCATCTGGTTGAACAACTTCTTGAGGAGGCATAATTGGTGACCAAATATTTGGCAATGTTATACATATATAGCTGTCCATAAGTAAATCTGCATATCGTTTTACTTTGAACGTAAATGTGCTTTCATTAGTTAAATTTAAGGTAGGAGTACCTTCATGATCAAGTCTGAAATTTTGTTTTCCATAATTTGTATATTTTTTATAAGTACATTTAAAAAATGATTTTTCTGGATTTCCGTTTAAAATTACATTTTGATTTCCTTGCGACACAAGTTGCATTAATCCTCCAGCCATATTTAGTATATAATAGTATTATTTTTTAATTCTTAATTTCATCATAATATAATTTAAACTTAAAATACAATTTCTTAAAATTAAAAATAATATATTATATTAGTAATGTCTTCTAATTCACCAACAGATTATTTAAGCACCATTAAAAATATGGATGAAAATTTTCAATCATATATGATAATGATGATTATAGGAATAATTTTAATCATTTTCATCGGTTATATCATTTATCTTAGTAGACTTCAAAATTCTGAATGTAATTATATGAATAATTTATATTCAAGTGTAGATGGCAATATTAGATCTATAACCAGCTCAGACCCTGATTGCTCTGGTAATTTACAAGATTATTATGTTAAAACAGCTTACAATGCTTGTTCTGGCGGAAGCTATAAAAATGATTTTGTTAATATATGTAATTTAAAAGCAGTTATAAAACAGGGTGTCAGATGTTTAGATTTTGAAATTTATTCTGTTAATAATCAACCAGTTGTTTCTACTAGCACAAGCGATAGTTATTATGTTAAAGAAACATTTAATTCAGTTAATTTCAGTTCTGTTATGGATACCATAAGAAATTATGCCTTTTCTGGTTCAACATGTCCAAATCCAACAGACCCAATTTTAATAAATTTAAGATGCAAAAGTAATAACCAAGAAATGTACTCTAAATTAGCAGATATATTTAGTTCAAATACAGATATTATGTTGGGACCTGAATATAGTTATGAAGCATCTGGTACTAATTTGGGAAACATTCCCTTAATGTCACTCCAAAGTAAAGTAATTTTAATAATGGATAGAAGTAATCCAGCATTTGTAGAAAACGCGGATTTATTGGAATATGTTAATTTAGCAAGTAATTCTGTTTTTATGAGAGGGTATGATTATTATAATATTAAAAATAATCCTGACATAAATGAATTAACAGATTTTAACAGACAAGGAATGACTATAGTTTACCCTAATAACGAAATAAATCCTGCTAATCCAAGTGGTATGGTTTGTAGAGCAAGTGGTTGTCAAATGGTAGCAATGAGATTCCAATATGTTGATAATAACCTTATGGAAAACGCTTTATTTTTTGATGAGGCAGGATATGCTTTTGCGCTTAAACCTGCTGATTTAAGATACCAACCTGTTACAATTCCAGCACCAACACCACAAAACTCTGACTATTCTTATGCTACAAGAAATGTATCAACCGACTACTATAGTTTTAATTTTTAATTCATATTTTGGTGTGAACTTAAATGTTCAAAGGTGTATATTATCTAATATAACCATTCAATAATATTTATATCATATGTCAAATATTTATTTTTAATTACGTCAACAAATATACGGATTATTATTTGATGACGCATATCTATATATTCATTAAATTCATCTAATATGTGAATAAATTTATATGTTGGCTTCCAATTATTACTACATAATATTGTGTTACAACAGAAACAATCCATTTCCGTATATTTTTTAAGTAATATATTAAAATATCTATTAGTTATTTTATAATAATGTAAAATATATTTTTTATTTATAAATACTTTAGGAGGGACAAATGGATAACAATCTGATATTATAAATTTATAATTATTATTATCTAATAAATTTTTAAATTCTATAAAATAATTAACATCATTATATTTACCTATTTTAATATTATTTTCATCACATATTTTTTGTTTGATTAAAGTTCTAGTTTCATATTTAATTCGTTTTTTTACATTTCCAAGTAATGATAATGATTCTTCCATATTTTAATTTAATAAAGTAATAAATTTAATATTTAATTCAATTTAGATTAATTTAATATTATTTAATTTTTTTTAATTGAATAATATAGTAATGCCTAAAGATAAAAATGTGTGTAAAAATTTATCATTTTCTGATTGCGAATTAGCAATCTTACGTATGGCAGTAGATAAAGCTGAAGATAAAATGGGTAGACGCGTAGTTAATTCAGATGATGTTCAAAAAATTATAGATATAGTTGAAGAATTTATAAGACATAAGAAATTGGTTTGTTATGGTGGAACAGCTATTAATAATATCTTACCTGAAGAAGATAGATTTTATAATAAAGAAGCTGAGGTTCCAGATTATGATTTTTTCTCTCAAAATGCTTTGAATGATGCAAAGGAGTTAGCTGATATCTATTATAAAAAAGGGTTTTTAGATGTAGAAGCAAAATCTGGACAACATCATGGAACATACAAAGTTTTTGTAAATTATATGGCTGTTGCGGATATTACTCATATACAAAAAGAAATATATGGTGTTATTAAAAGAGACGCTATAAGTGTTGATGGAATATTATATGCTCCTCCAAATTTTTTAAGAATGTCTATGTATCTTGAATTATCCAGACCAGCAGGTGATATTAGCAGATGGGAAAAAGTATTGAAAAGATTAGCACTTTTAAATAAGAATTATCCTATAACGGATATTAATTGTAATGAGGTTGAATTTCAACGTGAAATGGAAAATAGAGATGATCAAAATAAAATTTATGAAACCACTAAAAATACTTTAATAAATCAAGGTGTTGTATTTTTTGGCGGTTTTGCTAATACTCTTTACTCTCATTATATGCCAAAAAAATTAAAAAAAAGACTACAAAATATTGCTGATTTCGATGTTTTGTCTAATTCTCCTGAAAGAACAGCTGATATTATTAAGGAGCGATTACATGATAATGGTATAAAAAATGTTAAAATATATAAACATAATGCCATTGGAGAGATTGTTCCTGAACATTATGAAGTTAAAATAGAGAAAGATAGTGTTCTATTTATTTATAAACCCATTGGATGTCATAGTTATAATATTTTAATGATGAACGGTAAAAAAGTAAAGGTGGCAACGATAGATACTATGTTAAGTTTGTATTTAGCGTTTTTATATACTGATAAGGCTTATTACAATCAATTTACTAATAGAATACTTTGTATGTCAACATTTCTTTTTGATGTTCAACAAAAAAATAGATTGTCCCAAAAAGGTTTATTAAAACGTTTTAGTATAACATGTTATGGACATCAAGAATCAATAGAAGAAATGAAAGCAGAAAAAGCAAAAAAATATAAAGAATTTAAACAATCAAATAATAAAAAAATGTTTGAAGAATGGTTTTTAAATTATAAACCAGATGATAAACAAACAAAACCAGCTAGTAATAAAAAGAAAAAAAGTAAAAGAAAAGTTAACAGCAAAAACAAAAGCAAAAAAATAAAATTTTTCAATCCATATAACAATAATTCAAAAACACGAAAAAATAAAAAATACTAAATTTGATGTGGGATTTAACTTAGATTTTCTTGTGGATTTAGAATTTGATTTTGGCTTTCGTGTGGATTTTGATTTGGATTTTCATTCATTGTACAGAACCCGCCTTCACAATCATTTACATATTGTTTGCTCTTTTTATTTTGATAATATTTAAAAGCAAATATACCAATAATAACTAATATGAAAATTCCAATATAAATATATGATGTGTAACCATTATTTACCACATCATCAACACCGTCAACAACTTTGTTTAAATCAGGAACATTTAAAGAAAATACTGAATCTGTTACATCAATAGAATCCATTTATTAAATAGTTATTTTATAAATAAATAACTATTTAAACTTATAAATTTATAAACAATAAGTTTCTAAAATTATACTAAATATTTCAAAAGTAATTTTTGAAATTATTTTAAAAATCAAATTATTCTTAAATTCTTTTGGAATATATTTTTTCAAATAAAAAAATAGATAAAATGTATTTACAAATAAATATTCAAATAAAAGTTTTATTTTATAAGCAGATTTATTAAAAATATTCCAGTCATTTACAAAACTACACATAGATGTATTGCTTTTTTTTATGAAAAAACTATGAACGTCTAATAATCCAGATAATATTCTATGAAAATTTGTTTTTTCATTTTTAATATTTAAAGTATAAATAAATTTATCGTAAGTAAATAATTCCATATATAAAATTTTTCTGTTATTTTGTTGCTTGAAAATATAAGCACTTATTCCGTCAATATATTTTTTTTTATACAGCATATTATTATCAATTAAAAATGGAATATAACATGATTTGATTATTGTATTAATTATATCATCAATATTTTTATAATTACATTTTACTATTTTTTTTTGTTTTTTAATATCATAATAACAAATATATAACTTGTTGTTTATTTTAGAGCATATATCGTCAGGTATTCGTTCTTGTAAATGTGATTTAAGTGTTTTTATAGCATTTAATGTATGTTTTGTCTTAAATTCATGATTTACTATTTCATATAATTTTGGCATTAAATCAAGTGAATCAATATAATATAATAATGCTACCAGAGAACCTATACTACACCCGGATATTCTCTCTATTTTAATATATTTCCTTTTCTCCATTTCCTTTAAAAAATAAAGTGCACCAACAAGATAACTACCATTAAATGCTCCTCCATCTAAAACTAAATCCAAATGTTGTACTCTTTTTTCTTCTGGTAAATTTTGTATTAATTTATTTACATATTCATCAATCATATAATAACTTATAAAATCAATTTACCTAATATAACGAGAATTACATCTAAAATGTTCCAAAATAAGAAGTTGTTTTTATTAAAAAGTGAAATAATAACCCAAACAACACGCTAATAAAAATATATCCATTTATATTATAATTTCCATCATTTGAAAATAAAAATGGAATGTATGTATAAAAAAAACGTTTAAAAAATGGCAACTGAAATAAAAAATATAAAACGGCTAACAATATAGGTGTTTGTATTTCATTATACATATCATCTAATGAATTATTCATTTGTTTTTCTCTATTATAATTATTTACCATATCAGTTGTGTGTTCATAATTTTTAATATAATCTTCATTTTGAGTTGGTGGTGGTGGGACATAATTTGGCATAACTTGTGGGTCTGCGCTTATGTTATTTGTTGTCATAGGTATATCTCTTGATGGAAGTTGAGTTGTTCCTGATAAACTAGCATGTTGTAATCCATTTATAATTTGATTAATTGTAGTCTGATCTAAATTCATACCTTGTGTTCCTGGTTCTGAACCTTGTCCTTGTACTGGTCCTGGTTCTGGTCCTGGTCCTTGTTGTGGTAATTTACTTGTCTGGCTCTCTTGAGCTGATACAGTAATGTTATTAGTAATATTTCCTCCTCCAAGAGGATCTGTTGGCAAATCTAAAATACTGGTTGAATCACTCATAATTATTATAAAGAATGATTGATTACAATAATTACGCAATTTTTATTCAAATGTAATTGTTTTAGCACTTAATGAACACTTTGTAGCAATTGGTACATATTTAACACATTTACTATTATTTTTATAAATTTTTTCCTTAAATTTCTCTAAAGGTGGAGCATAAAAAGCGATACAATTATTATCTTTACATACTTTTCTAAATAAAGTTGCTAAACCTAAACCTAATAACATTGACATTATTAAATTACCTCTTTCACTATGAATAAATTTTCCAAAATGTATTCCCATTTTATATTATAATGTTATAAATATTATAACATAATAAATATTCCTAAGTTTGTATTGGAATATTCCTAAGTTTGTATTGGAATTTTTGAAATTAATTTGTCATCCTCTGGACATTTTACATATTCTTCTTCAAAATAAAAGCAATTAGACGCTTTGTCTTTAAATAAAATCTTATCTACATTTTCAGGACTGGGATAAATATATATATTTTTCATTTCGGGACCTATTAAATATACAAATAAAAGACCAACCAAAAAACTTATTAAAAATGTTGGAAAAGAAATATAATTTAATATCATATATTATTACATCAGAAAAAATCTTATTAAAAGTATCCTGTACCAAAGTTTACTTCTTTTTCAACTAAATTATTCATAGCATCTATTAACATATTATAATTTTTGTCTTTTGTCTGTGGGTCTTCTTTATACATTGTTAGATATGTATCTTGTAATGATTTTGGTAATTTATTAAACACTTTATTGTAAATTGAAACGCCAAAATCATATTGACCATTTTCCATTCTTCTTGGTGGAATTACAAGATTTGGTGGAGATGTTAATTTACAACCATTCCATTGTGGTCCATGACTTATTTTCTCATTTACACACTTATGCATAAATTCTTTCATCCAATCAATATTTGTTTTAAACTCTGTTTTTAATGATGTAGGTAAACGACTCCATAATTCTTTATATTCATTAGTATGCCATTCTATTCCGTCTACACCCTGACCAATAATTGGTTCATCATCAATTTGTTTATTCTCTCCAATCTTAGGTATTTTAATTGATAATTCTTTTGGTTTTGATAAATCTTGCTGTTTTTTATTAAATTGTTTCACTTTTAATCCTACATCATATGCTACTATTTTATGATTATATCCGCTAATCAATATATCATCTATATTATATTTTTCTTGAATTAATTTACAAGAATTATATTCATCATAAAAAACTGTATTGACTCTGTATTTTAGTCGTCTAATTTTATTCAATAATGGTTGTAAGGTTGTATGATAAATATTAGCAGCATCTACAGCAAATTGTTTGTCATTAGTTTCATTCATTTTTTTTATACAATCCTTTATGCTATTAATACTTTCATATGATTGTACCATTGCTTCATCTAATTCCAATTTTTTTACGGGATTATCTACTTGTTTATGCCATATATCCAAGTAATTTTCATAAATACTAGTTAATTCAGAAATATATGTTTTATTATTATCAAAATTTTCAATAGCTGTTTCAGTTGTAAGCAAACCAAATAATAATTTATTTTTATCATTAATAATATTATTTTTTGTTTCTTTTATTTCATTTGATATAGTATCTAATTCATTATCAAGTAATTGATGTGTTCCCACATTTACTTCAATGTGTAAATTACATGGATTAGCTAAATCACCACAAATTGCTTTAAATACTTTATGTTCAGAAACCGCATCGTCAGCTGGATAATATGTAATCGAAAAAATAGTTCCTTTTTTAGACGGACGTTTACAATTCACACATTTTGGCATTAATTTAAGGTATTCTGAACGTTTCTCTCTATTACTAAGAGTAGGGTTGTTTATTATTTTTCTTTTATTTTTATTAATTTCACTTTCAAATTTTTCCTTTAATTTATAATATTCATTCACAACATCAATTGGATTCAGTATTTCACTATTTTCATCACCAGATTTATCTCCAATAGATATTTTTAATTTTTTTTTTGGTTTTAATACAAATTCTTCGCTTTCTGAATCTGAATCACTAGTTTCTAAATTAGGGGTTTTATCTTTAATATTAATTTTAATTGGATTATTATTTTCTTCATCACTTTCTGTATCTGAAAAATTTTCTCTATTTAAATTTATTGTATTATTGCTTTCTGACATTATATATTATAGTCAATATTAATTTTTAAGCAAATAAATATTATAAAACTAAATATTTGGTCTGGAATTAATTATATTGTATTCGTTTTCCCAATGTGGTAAACCAGTAATTAATTCTTGTTGTGCTTTTTGTTTAGCTATTTGAAAACTTTTTATTTTTTCCAGTATATATTGCTGTTTTTCTTTATTTTTTGTCTCAATTTCGACAGGTGTTAATTTACCCTTATATTTATAAACTAAAATACCTCCTAAAATAAGGACGAAAAAAATAAACATACCAATGTTGAAAATCGTATTATGAAATTTCTCTCTAATTATATGTGATTGTTTTAAAGCATTATTTAAAAAACATTTAACTCCTGGTTCAGTCAATATTGGTTTAGGCGAAGCAGTAAAATCTTGGAAATTCATATTTAATATAGTTAATTTTTTAAATTAAATTATACACATTATCTATATGACTAATTCATACTTAAATATTGTAACATTTCTATTAACAACTGTATTTTATTATTTGGCTTTAAAACCTGCTTTGCCTTTTTCGACTTATATTGACCAAGAAAAATATAAAAAATATATCAGCAATAATTATATGTATTTAGCTATATATGTATTACTTGTTATAGTAATACAATTTATAGTTAATTCGTCAATTATTACTAATTCATGTGGAGGAAATATCACCGAAAATATGGGTGCTGCTGGTGTATTAACATTTTTACCATGGATACTAATATTTGGTGTTTTAGTTATGGTTTTAACTATTTACCCTGGGTTTAAAAGCGCTTTTTCTGATGTTGTTGGTTATTATTATGTTTCTGGTCAAGCTACTAAATTATTAACTGAACTATTAAAAAACCAGGAAATCGAAAAAAAAATGGATGAAGAACCTAATATGAATCCTAAAGAGAGGGAGGGTCTTGAATCTGCTGCTGATGCTATAATTAAAATATGTGGAAATAATTCCATATTAATTAATCAAATAGTTCCAAGTAATTTTAGTCAATATTGGACAATACTCACTCCATTAATGAAGGATAAATATAAAGTAGCTGGTCCTGAAACGGACAAAATTCAGAATGATTTATTTGAATTAGTTGTTACAAGAGATAATGTTGGTGAATCTATGTGGTATATTTACACTGGTTTACTACTTACCGCAATCGTTCAACTTAAAATAACTAGTCGCGGATGTAACACAAATCCAGCAACTATGGAGGCTAATTACCAAAAATTTTTAAAACAAGAACAAACTGCTAAAGAACAGAAAGAAAATACATCCACAACATATACAGTTACCAATTAATAAAATATAAACAAAGAGAAATATATAAAAAAAATAAATTAAAAGAAAAATAAACTAAAAGAAATATATAAAATATTTATTATATAATAAATATAAATGACTGATAACTGGGAAGATTGGGAAAATGAAGATTTTGTTGTTTTAGTTGCAAGCGCTCTAAATGTAGAACAATTAAAACGAATAGAAGAAAGAAAATTAGTTGAAAAATCCGATAATTTATTGACTAAATCATTGTTTAATAATGAAGAAGACTTGACACAAATCGAATTAAACAATAGTAAACAAAACAGTGTAATAAAATCTTTACAAATAAATGAATCAAAAATGTCAAAAAAAGTCAGTAACAAACAAACAAATGAAGAAAAACAAAAAGAGTTTTCACAAAAAATTAAAGAAGATAAATTGAAAAGAGTGAGAGAAAAGGAATTATATGGTGAGGCTGAAGAAGGTAAGGATGAGTATTCTAAATATGAAGACAAGTTTTATTAAAAAATTTTATGTGAATTTACATAATATAATACAGTTAAATAACACAAAATACCTAAAACTAATGATAATAACCATAATGGTAAAATTGTTTTATTTTTATATCCAATACCAAACTCTCTAATACTACCATCTTTATTGTAGAAACACAATGGTTTCGTCATTTGAATTAAACCAAAAATAACAATAAATAAGATTATTGATACTAATGTTATATTTTCTCTAATATATGTTTTATGCATCTAATATATAATTATAAACTATTTTTTATAATTATATTTGTATAAATACTTATTCTTCGTCTCCATATGTTTCATATTCTGGGGCATCTACACCAGTATAATTTCCATCATAATAATCTTCACCTAAATAATCCATATCATAAGCATCATCCTCTATATCAGCAACTACTCGTTTTTGTTCTAAATATTCATCAACAAGAATATCAATATTTTCATCAGTAGAATTTTTATTTTTTTGTCTAATTGTTCTTTCTGCCTTTTCCATTTCATCTCTCAAATCTTGTTCCTCTTCTCTTTCATAAAAATCTTTTTGGTATATTGTTAAACCTTTCTGTAAACCCTTACTATATAGACCTTGTTTGGTAATTTTTAAAATAGTATCTATGTCTCTTCCCTCATCAGTCATTGCTTTTAATTTATCTGTTACCATATCTTTTTCTCGTTCTTTTAATTTAAAGACTCTATCTTGTATTTCTTCATATGATATATCAATTATATCTTTTTCAGTAGTGAATATATCAATAAATGATATAAGCAAACTAGCAATTTTTTCTCTTAATTGTTTTAAATTTCCAGTTTGAATTCTAGTGTCAGTTGTACTTTTGTATGACATGCCTACATCCATTTTTACCTCAATATCATCAATATAATCTACTTCAAAAAGCTCTGCTACCTCCATTTTTGTTTTGGTTTCAGTAACAATCATATCACTATCATCTGCTAATTCAATGTATGTAAATAAAATTTTGAGTAAATAGTGTTCAAATAAATATCTACTGGTTCTTTCATCTATTATTCCTCTAAGTATTTTATCATTATTTTTAATGCTAGAAAAACATGGTGTAGATTCTGCTAATTTGATAATATTTTTACACATATTTTGAACTGTAACTAATATTTTTGATATTGAATTGTCACCATAAAATGGTTTTAAACTATCAAAATATTCAGCTATATTTTTTGTCAATTTCTGAGAATGAAATTTAGAAAATTTATGATAATTGGGAATATGTATGTTGTCATAATTTACTTTATTGATTATAATATTCGGAAATATGCTGACAAAATTGTCAATAAATGTTTTATAAAAATTAGTTACATTATACATATTATCATTAGAAATTTTTATATTTTCATTTCTACTTGAATTATCACATACCCAAGTTGACAAATTTTGTATTGTATTTTCAAATTGTTTTATTGATTTACGTGTCACTTTTGAACCGCTATTTTTTTTGACAAAATCTATTAATTCTGATGACATTTCTTCATTTGTTTCAGACAAATAGTTATTAAGATCTTTGACTTGAGGAGTTGTAGTCTCTGAAGCAATATCAAATGTATCAATTGACTTTTGAATTAATTCTCTCAATTCCACTTCAATAACTTCGTCTTCATTATCTTCGTCTTTTATAGCTTCTAATAATATTGATAATTTAGCTATACAAGAAATAACCGGGTTTGAAATGTCAATTTTTATAATATTCTCTCTACTTACTAATTCAATAAGTCTCAAAAATTGTTCACTTGTATAATTTCTGCCGTCTTCTTTTAGTTTCTGAATAATTCTTTCAATTGTATCTGATGAATCAAATAATTCTGTGTCTGGTTTGCTTGTACAAATAGGTAATAAATCTTCTGGAATTGGAAGTAATGATTTAAATTTACAGTAAAATATAAATGCCAAATAAATAGTTTTCTCATTGAATGTATTTGGAATTTGAGGATATACATTTTTTGTATTAATATTACTGTAAAATAATGATGATTCTGTATTACTTCTTATGTCGTCTAACATATTTGAGAGACCAACTACTATATTGTTAAATTCTGATATCTCATTATTACGACTATTAAAATAATTGAACGTGCTTTCGTTTTCTTTACTGTCACAACAAGCATTTTCTAGATATGGTTCGTTATTTGATGTATGTAGAAGAAGTTTGTGTTTCTTAACAATATCTTGAATTATTTCTTGAATAGCTAGAGAGAATTGTACGATTTTTGACTCAACAACTAGTATTTTTTCTCTCTGTTTTTCAGAACCATTTCTTAAATCACTTACAAGACTGGATTTAAATTCTCTAGAAATATTTGTTAAATGTCTAATTTTAAATGGAACAAGAGGAGGAAGAAAGTCTGACCATTTTGAAATATCATGTTCTGCTGGAATATCGGACGCTGGATTTGTCAATAAATATTCTGTTTTTTCTATAAATTTTCTTTGTACTTCTGGTAATTGAATAAGTATAGAATCTATAAATGATTGAATTTTTGACTGAATTTTTTGAGCGTTTGTTTTTTTTAATACATTCCAGGGTTCACCGGAATTTCTTATATCATATGTTATACAAGATAAATAAGTAACGCTACTATAATCTCCTTGTCCATCGAATGGGTATCCCTCAAAAGAACGAACACAACCGGGATGTGTTTTTCTTGTTTTAACTGATGGTATTGATGTTTGTACGGCAATTAAATACATACCTAATGTGCTATAAAGAAGAAATGTATTGAAAAAATCTTTATAAGATGGTATAGCTTTCTTTGCAGTTTTAATTTTTTCTTTATAATCACTTTCACTTTCCATATTTGTTTTAATTGTTTCTATAACCGAATTAATTATAAATTCTTTTTGTGTTTCTATATTGATTCCCATCGCAACTGACAAAGCATTTACAACATTATTAATCATAATAGATTCTGGTGTTATATATTTTATAGTTTTTTCTGTAGATGTAGCCATAATTTTATTTCCTGATTCTTCTTCCATAATAGATTTAGATACAACACGGAAGCCTTGGTCATATCCTTCATCTACATCAAAATCACCAGGACAAATGGGCCAACCTGTATATTTATCTGTCCACCAATCACCATCATCACTTAGTTCACCATTTGTTGATTTAATTCTATCTAAGGCTGATATATACATATAATTTGAATTATGCGACTCGATAAAAGCAGAAGCTAATGTCTTTTTAAATGTTGGTAATAAAGGAACATTTGTTTTTATACAGTATAACCAGTGTTCAGTTTCTTGTTTGCCAATTGGAGAAACACCTGGTATAAATGGTCTTGTAAATATATTTGTAAATTTAATTATATCATTTTGTTTTTTGACAAAATCACTTTGACGTAAAATTAGGTTAAGAATTCCAGTAAACGGTGATACTATTTGTTCGTTAATATCATCTTCTGTATTAAATCCTAATTTATACCTTTGGTTATTGTATTTTAAAAAAAGGCTTGTTTCTATTTTTGATATAATAGGCATGATTGATAAAAAATAATTAAATTTATCTGAAATTTCCTTTTCAAAGTTTTCCTTCGAAAATTTATATTTTGTATCAAATTCGCTTATAATATTTTTAAGTAATGAATTTTGTAAATTTAATTCGGTTGTTTTCATGCTTTCACAATTATCACCTGTCTCGGTTGGAACACTTATACATTTTTTTTGTAAATCACAAATAATAGAAGATTCGTTTGAAACCTTTTGGTCATCTGATAATTTTTCATCTATAACCCATTTATTATTTTTTCTAACATAATAATCTGATTCATCAGAAATATTTTCGGAATAACCCTTATACAATATAGCATATTGACCATCAATTACCTTTTTATTTCCATCAATTAATGTGTCTGCTATGTATATGGCATCATCTTCTGTCAAATTATTTTTTTTTATCTGGTCTTCAATTATATATTCTTTTAGTTTTTCAGGTGTTAAATTTATTAATTGCTGAGCATAGCCACCTTTTTTATTGTCCTCTTCCATTAGTCCATAGTTTGTTTTATCATATTTTTTATCAAAATAAATTAATGTATCATTATCACTCTCTAATTCTTCTAATGATGTATAGAATTTCGCAATTGTAATATTTTCACATTTATCTTCTTTTTCATCTTCTTTTAATTTATTATCATTTTTCTTCTTTTCATCATCAAAAATATCACTAACATCTGCTGGATACATTAATTTTAAATTTTGATGTGATAATGCTGATGTATATAATCTGGAATAATCTTTTAATATTAATTTACGTAGTATTTCAGAATTAGTCGTATTTTCTGTTGGAATCGTTAATTGATACCCTGTTTCTAAAACTTCATCATGATAATCCTTAGATAAAATCATTAATATACTAAATGCTTTTGATTGAGTTAAAGAATTTTGTTTTATATTTGATATCATCTTAAAAATTCTAGAAAATTCTATCATTTGTTTATTATATTCTGAAATTTTTGAATCAATAAACTCTACTATTTCTTTATATTGATTATACGTTAAATCATCTGTATAAATTAAAAATGGTTCTAAATAACCAACTACATCAACAATAGATAATTTACCATTTATATATTTTTTCATCAAATTAAATAAAATACGAGTTTTTGGAACAATTGCTTCAATATATTTTTTATAAATATCATTTTTACTTAACCCTTTTAATTCTTCAGAAGGTATATTTGTAACATAATTTCTTATACCACTTACAAATTCATTTTCATCTAATTCTAATTCATTTTCAAATGATTCAATAAAAACGTTTGATACATTTGTTTTTTTCTTTAATAATTCCCAATAATTTAAAAATATTTGACTTAAATTTGATTTAGTTAATATATCTGTTCCTGGTAAATTTACTCTTGAAAAACGAATAGTAGGCTCAGGAAGAGTCATTATTGATCTAATAGACATGTAATCATCATCTGAAATTTTTAGTCTGATTGTTGTCATTTTTGAAGATGTAATATCAGTTGCTTCTAATTTTGTGTTTGCTAGTGAATATTTTGAGATTACAAAACGTCTATTTCTTATCATATTGTTGCTAAATACTGATGAATATAAATCTTCTAAATTTTCTATAACTACATTAAGATTTGAATTTACATATTTTTCACCAATAACATCGTTTGTTCTGTCTTCATCTGGATATTCAAAAGGTCTAAAATATTGTGCTAAATCTGAATAGAGAGCAGTATATTTATTACTTTCTGCTGGTAAATCACTTGATTTATATGTTTTAATCAAACTAATAATGTCATTTATATCTTTATTGAAATCTAAAGTGATAATATCATTATTTTCTTCATCAATATCCGAAACATTATACACCTTTTTAATATTTCTTACAACAGGCAATATCCAATACAAATTTTTGTTAAAATTTTGTAACCAATTTGTTAATGGTTTCCAAGTTGCTTCTTTAATCAATATACCATCAACATTACCATACTGGTCAAAATCAGAAAATTCTTGTCTCAATTGTTTAAATCTCTCTATCATTATATGAATATTATTTAAAACTTTTGGCGTTCTTTGGGTGTCAGGAACTGTTGAGAGAAGATCATCTAATAAATCACTTACTTGTTCTTCAATACTGTATTTTTTTCTTTTTGTTAAAACATCTTTTAATTCAACAATCTTTCCTAATTGTTCATCACCAAAAACTACTTGATCCGCTTTAATAATAATTTCTCTCAATTGTTCCTTTACATCTTTAACGGGAATAACTAATTCAATATTTTCAGCTTCTATAACACCCTTTTCTTGTTCTAGTTCAGGAATAGCTAATTCACCTTCTTCTAATTCTTCACCTTCTTCCAATTCTTCACCTTCTTCTAATTCTTTCTCTACTACAGATTTTTGTTCTATTGGTTTTTGGATTATTTCAATGTTATCAATTGGTAAATTTTCAGGGATTCCTTTATAGTCAAAATTAATATATATAATATCTTTGTCAGTTGTTTTAATTTCAATCATATCTTCTTCTAAATTTGTAATCTCTCCAACAATAATAGCTGGGTTTGGATCAGAAAAAAATATTTTAATCCATTTGCCAGTAAGTAATCCATTTTGTCTAGCATAACTTGGTGTATCTGCTCTACGAAGTATTTCAATTCTTGTAATATTCCCATCACCTAAAATTCCATCTTCTGATATTTTCAGTTTTATTCTATTTAATGTATCAGTGTTAATTAAATAAGTTTTTGAACTATCAATATAATCAATAATAAATGTTTGGTCATTTAAAATATCGTTTACTGGATTGCTAATATGAATTATATCACCTATTTGAAGGTCCAGTTGTATATCTTCTTTTTGAGGTTCTGTTTCTTTTTTTTCAGACATTTATTCTATAAATATATTAGATATTTTTATATACTTAAGTAATAATCAATATAAATTATAGTTTAAAGACAATTTAATAATTATAACCAAGAAAATATGAGTAAATATACTTATAATTTGTCTGAAATTACAGGTTTCAACAATTTTATTGAACCAGATTATGTTTATACTCAAAATACACTAAATCCATCTATATTAAAATTAAATAAAACTGACAGTAGAACTAATAATAATACATATAGTGTTATTAGATATGATAAGAATTTATTATGTATTGACCTTATACCGTCATTTGGTATTTGTAGATCAATTGTATTAAATTCTGCAAACAAGGTTGTTAGTTTTGCACCACCAAAATCTTATTACGCTGATTATTTTATTCAAAAATATGACGAAAATGCTGATGGTATTATTGCTGAAGAATTCGTGGAAGGAACTATGATAAATGTTTTCTTTGATCCAACTATTGGAGTTACTGGTAGTTGGGAAATTTCAACTCGCAATACAGTTGGTGCTACATCTGCTTTCTTTAAATCGGCTAATTCAAAGACATTCAGGCAGATGTTTATGGAAGCAGCTAATGAATGTAATTTAGATATTAATAAGTTAGAAACCGAATTATGCTATAGTTTTGTAGTTCAACATCCCGAAAATAGAATTGTTGTTCCATTCAGTAAACCACAATTATATTTAGTCGGTGTATACAAAATTAATAACATTCCTAATAATATTACTGTTGATTCATTTGATGTACATGAATATCAACATTTTTTTAGTGAATTAGGAACATCTGTGAAGTTTCCGCAAATTTATAAATTCAATAAATATTCTGAGTTAATTGAAAAGTATGGATCAATGAATACATCATATGATATAGTTGGTGTAGTCATTCATAATAAGAATACTGGCGAAAGAACTAAAATTAGAAATCCTGTATATGAACAAGTTAGAAATTTAAGAGGTAATCAACCTAAGTTACAATATCAGTATCTTTCTCTAAGAAAAGAAGGAAAGGTTAAAGATTTCTTGAAGTTTTATCCCGAAAATAAAAAGGAATTTTCTGTATTTAGAGATCAGATTCATCTTTTTACTAACACATTATATAGCAATTATGTTTCATGTTATATCAAAAAAGAAAAACCATTGATTGAATTTTCTCAACAATACAGAACTCATATGTTCAATATTCACCAATTATATATGAATGAACTTAGAGAGAATAAACAATCAGTCACAAATACATTTGTACAAAAATATGTTAATGAGATTCATCCTTCTTTATTAATGTATTGTTTAAATTTTCAAATGAGAAAGAGAAATGTGGATACAATTGTTGCTGATAATTTAATGTCAAATACACCGACTGAAAAGAAAAATGAGACAAACTAATTTGAAAATATAATAAAAAGATATAAATGTTTTTATTATATATATTATCGTAAGATAATAAAGAAAAAAATAAAAGAAATATTTAATGTCTTATGTTGGTCATACAAGTAGTCAAGCTTTAGTTTTACTCAAAATGTTGGGATATAATATTCAACGGTTTTTGGTGTTCCAGTTGCTGGATTGTTAAATTATAATTTTCCACTTGTTTAACGAGGAACTAATTTTAAAAACTCTTTTCTAATTTTAATAAATATTTTATTCGAATATGTGATCGCTTTTTTTAAATCACCTTTAATAGTTGCTTTTTCAGTAGTCTCTTTATAAGCTACACGAATTAAACTATATGTATCATGTGGATGTAACATTTTAAACCCGCAAAATTGTAATGAATGAGTTGATTCATAAAATAATGTTAAAAGCGAATATTCAACTACTTTTCCAATAGTATAATCTTCATTATCAAGAGTAATATCATAACAATTTTTCATCGTATTATCAGCTATTTTAATCTCCAATTTATCTTCTTCTATAAGTTTATCTAAATTAGATAATTTATCAATCATAATCGAACAAGCCATATTAAGTAATTCTGGGTTTGTATGAACACCAATAGATTGAATAATAAAGTCGAAACTATCTTTCTTAAAAATACGTTTTCCCTCTAATAATTTCCAATTAGCTTCTTCGAATTCAATTTCTTTTTCTTTTTTCCCTTCGTCCTTCCATTTTTGCTTTAGTTGAGCTAATTTTATCTCCTGGGCAGTATGATCAATTGTATTACCATATGAACACGTTGATACAGCATTATAAGCACCATCTTCTTTTGCAGTTCCAATATCAAATTCACAAGTTAAATGTATTTTTTTAGGTTGTAATTCTTCTGCTGCTTTAGCTTTCAATCTTACAAAATCAATAAAACCAGATGTTTGGTCATTTGCTGGGAAAATTTCTCGAATTTTATCCTTTGGCAAAATATTATTTGATACTAAATCTCTAATAACAAAATCTTCGGTTGTTACTACAATATTTGTATCTGTATTATTTTCTACATTTAATTCCATAATATAATTTTTTAACGGAAATTCTGTAATATCTTTAATATGTATTGGAATACAACTTAATCTGTGTTTTACAATTTCATTATTTAAACTACAAGTATTTGAAATGATATTACATTTATTTTTATCATTTGGTGAAACTCTAAAAACAACCATAGGAATTTCCGATAAAAGTACTCTTCTAATCGCATTCGCAAAACTTACGTTTATACCACTAATTGTAAATAGCAGTTCATCTTCATTTATTTTAGATGTAAGTTCTACAAGTGGGTTAACATCTGGTGTATCATCAATTGAGGAATAAGAATGAGTCATATTTGATTGTGAATCCATTATATCTATCTAATATACATTTATATTTAAATTATTAATTTAAATCATTTTTTTTTTAAAATGAGTTAAATATAATTTTGAATAAACTAATTATATATTAAGATGAGTTGTATTTTATATTATAGCAAATATTGTGAAGTTTCTAAAAAATACTTACAGCTTTTATCAAAATCTAATATTCAGAGTGATATTCATTTTATATGTATTGATAAAAGAGTAAAAGATTCTAATAATAAAACATATATTATTTTAGATGATGGACAAAAAATTATTCTACCTGAAAATATTACGAAAGTTCCCGCATTATTATTATTGAACCAAGGATATCAAGTTTTATATGGTGATCAAATTGTAGAGCACTTAAAACCCAAACAACATCAAGAAGTCAAACAAGCTACACAAAATAATATGGAACCTATGGCATTTGCTTTAGGGGGAGGAGGTAGTTTTGGTGATATTGTTTCAGATCAATATAGTTTTTTAGATCAAGATCCAGATGAATTGAAGGCTGATGGTAATGGTGGTATGAGACAAATGCATAATTATGTTGATTTAAATACTGCTTTCAATGGACAAGTTTACAATCATGAAACAAACGAAGATTTTAATACTACAATTAGAGGAGTAAAAAAAATGAGTGATGATGTAGCAAATACACAAATGGATCAAAGATTAAAACAAATGCAAGAACAAAGAGACGCAGATATTAGGTCTATTAATGGAAATAGGCCACCCACAAGTTTTTAAAAATATTTAATATATATATAATAAAACTAATTTAAAAAGAATTGACCAAAATTATTTAATGTCTAATATATTAACTGCGTTTAATGACCATTTTCTTGAATTCTTAAATGATATTCAAGCTGTATTTCCAAATGATCCTGATATTTTATCTGCTAAAAATGCTCTTACAATGATTCGTAAAGCAAACCCAAAGATGATAGTAAAAATTTGGAAGACATTTATTGCTGACAAATATAGAAATCAAATTGAAGCTAACGATATTTCATTCTTTTTGGAAAAGGATTATTCGTCAGATATAGCCGCATCAAATAATTCAGATAAGATTATGGAATCTATTAATAGATTGAGGGAACCTATCAGAAATATGGGTCCAGATAATCAAGAGAAGGTAATGAAATATATTCAAAATTTAACTAAATTATCAGATATGTGTGAATAAATTAATGTGTAATAAATGTGGAGCTAAAATATAGTTATATTTACAATAATATAAATATATTTAATTTTGCCCCACTTTTTTATAAAAGTTGGAATATATATTTTCTTTTAAGTTTGACTTAAATAAATTTAATATATATTAAATAAAATGTCAACAGAAAAACCAATTCCTGAAGAGTTTGTAAAAGTAATTAGAGATTTTGTGGGAGATTTGAAAACTACTTTTCCCGAGTATATTCCATTTATCGACAAATGGTTAAAAACTAAAGAACATTTTAACTATATAGATGATGAAGAAGAAAGAAATAACACATATGAAAAATCTGAAAAATTATCAGTAAAAATTCTTTTTGATTTCTGTAAGAAGAAACTGCCACCAAGGTTTTTCGATATTTTATATCAAAATGAAGATATGTTCAAGGAAGAATCAGACCTTGATACCGAATTTTTACCAAACATTCATTTTAAAAACTTATGGCAATGTGATATTTCACAAAAAACACGCGAAACCATTTGGAAATATCTTCAACTTATTTTATTTTCAATTGTTGGTACATTAGATAATAAGGACGCATTTGGAGATACTGCTAAGTTATTTGAAGCTATTAATGAAGATGAATTTAAATCCAAACTTCAAGAAACCTTAGCTCAAATGCAAGGATTATTTGATTTGAGTGGAAACTTTGGAGAGAATTTGGGCGAAGGATTTAACCAATCTGACTTGCCTAATGCTGAGCAAATAAATGAACATATTACTGGTATGTTAGACGGAAAATTAGGACAAATGGCACGTGAAATTGCCGAAGAAACAGCCGCAAATTTGAATATAGATTTTGATGACGCAACTGATATGAAAGATGTATTTAGTAAACTCATGAAAAACCCTACAAAACTTATGGGTTTGGTTAACACCGTGGGAAATAAATTAGATTCTAAAATTAAATCTGGTGACTTAAAAGAATCTGAAATGATTCAAGAGGCTACTGAACTTATGAATAAGATGAAAAACATGCCAGGAATGGGAAATATTCAATCAATGTTAAGTAAGATGGGAATGAGTGGAATGGCTGGAATGGGTGGAATGAGTGGAGCCAAAGTAAATACTAGTGGAATGGAAGCCCAACTTAATCAACGTTTAAAAATGGCAAAAACTAAAGAAAGAATTAGAGCAAAGGCTGAAGCTAATGCCGCAGCTAAAGCTGCTGCTCAATTACAAACACAAAATTTACAACAACCTGCCAAACAAATGATGACTGATGAAGAAATCTTAAAATTTATTGAAGGTGATGAAAAACCAGAAAGAACACCAAGAATAGCTAAACCACAACAAAGTTCAAACCCATCACAAAGGTCAAATAAAAAAAAGAAAGGAAAAAAATAACTATAATATATATATATCAAATTTTATATATATTATATGATCTGATAGAATAAAATACATAAAAATATAGGTTTGTTTTAGATATAACTCTGTGGAATGGATATAAAATATTCGTTTATTGAGATAAAATAAGTAAAAGGTGTAAAAGTAGTGGAATTCACTTCATGAGAAAAAATAAAAAGAAAAAATTAAGAAAATTTTAAAAGATTTATATATATATAATGACAATACAATTTTGGTCAAATGATCCTACAATTTTATTCAATAAAGATTATATTTTTGAATTATGGCCTACAACATCTATGTGTTATGAACAGAAATTAAATGCTATTACTCGATTAATTATATTATTAACTATTTTAGGATATATTTTAACAATGTCAAAAAGAATATTAATAGTTGGAGTATTAACACTACTATTTATTTTTATTTTATACAATATGCGTAAGCAGAAGCTAACAAAAGATATGTTGGAAAATTTTGAAGTAAAAGGCAATGAGGTTACAGGTATGTTTGATAATAAGTCCAAATCATTTGTTAATCCCGTAACTTTAGATGCTGTATTAAGAACAGAATTTAAAGAAGGAAACAAAAAGAATCCATTTAGCAATGTTTTATTAACTCAAATAAATGGTGACCCAGAGAGAAAAGCAGCACCACCAGCGTTTAATGTTGATGTTGATGAGGATATAACTAAAAATGTCAAACGCGCTGTTCAGATGATGAATCCTGGTATTAAAAATACAAATAAACAATTATTTGGAGATCTTTGGCAAAATTTTCAACTTGATAATTTTTTGAGACCATTTAACAGTTGTCCAAATACACGTGTAGCGAATGACCAAGGTGCTTATGGTGATTATCTATATGGTTCAATGCCATCAGGAAAAGAGGACACTCCAGAAGGTGCTTTGGCGAGGGTACAAGACAATTACAGATATACGCTTTATTAATAGAATATATCATGACAATTATTTAATTAATTGTCTTTATTTTTATTTATCTAAAATTCAGTTCAGTATAGCAAATTAGTTATTGAAAATATGAAATGTGTAGGCAATAATAAAGGAAAAGATATAATAATTAGGACTATTTCAAAACTTGTTATACTTGATAAAAATTTATAAAAATATTAGTTTAGTAAAATATAATATTCATTAAAAAATAATGTATATTATAATATATAAATGGCTACTTACTCAGGATATACTTTTTCTAATATGTCAAGAATTGGATTAGATTCTTGTTGTGTTGACCAAGATACAATTCAAGATGTTGCTTCTTGTAATTATATGACTCAAAATTATTTTGCTTCTGATTGTAGTATGAAAAAACCAATAGATTTAGCTACTACACAACCAGGTATTATGTATAATGGTGGATATCAAATCGGCGCAGGTGGGTGCAATATTAATGACTCATCTAAACTCCAAATTGGCACAATCCAAACACATCCTAAATGCCGTATTGATTTATTTCATAGACCATTTGCTACAGTTCCCTATTTAGGACGTGGTGCTGTAAATCCTATTATGGAATCTCAAATTCAACAAGGAGAGCAAATTGTTAATAAACGCAGTGTTACTAATTTAAGTGAGAAAAGCTATATTAAATATCACCAAACACCTTTATTACCTGCTGTTAAACAAAAAATCAACAATCCCGCTCATCAAATTGAAAGTGTTGCTTCTGATGGATGGGTTCGTGGTGGTGTTCCTTCAAGAGAATTAACTCGTGATACCGATTATTTTAATAAACATTCTACTTATCAATATAATTAAAAGGTGTAAAATATATTTAAATACTATTTTATACACTAAGTAATGTATAATAGTAAATTTCAATGTAGATACCATAAAGATGATGTAATTTTAGATACTGATAATGTAACAAAAAATGAAATAAATTTTATACGTAATTATCTGTATAAAGAAGATTTATTAAATATTTTTTATATTGAGTATAATGAATACCAAGAAGTTTTTGGAAAATCAATTTCTGAATTATACGAAAAAATTAAAGATTGTGAATTTCTAAAAGAATTGATGAAAAAAGCGTCCTCAATTATATTCTCGAGCGATATTAAACATGGATTATGTGTTTTATATTCTTATGATTACATGTATATGACACATAAATGTGTATCTGACTATTTAGACACTGGAAATATATGTGAAGAAAATACTAATTTGTTCAAAGATTTTATTAAATAATATTTTATAAATGTATATAAATGGCTTCTACCCGTAATAGAAATACTCCAGGAAATTATTGTTTAGAAGAAAGACAATTTCAAAATTCTTCTAATTATACATTATATCCAAATTCACAATATGGTGCTGCTTATAATACAAGATTGCCAGGTAATGGATTATTACCCGCTCAAATACCTTGGAATAAATTATCATATAATGCTGCTGATACTGAATCATTTTTATTGGGTATTAATTCAACTAATTTAGTGAATCCAGCACCATGTTTTATTCCTGAAATTGCTAAATTAGATTCGAGTAATATTTATGAAAAACATGCTATTTTTATGCCTGAACCTTTAGTGATTGAAAAAAAACAACGACCTTTTCCTATTCCAAATTAATAAATTTTAAATTATTTAAGTAATTTTATTAATTTAAAATATGTTATCATTTATATAATGAGTAATAATATAAACGCACGAAATATTGTAAGTGAAAATATAACAGTTACGAATTTGCTTGTAAATAATATAAATGGTGTACCTTATATTGCTAATCCATGTAATGACCCATGTAAAAAAGGATATTATGTTCCATGTCCTGATTGTGATTATACAGGTTCAGATAATTGTGATTGTGGTAATACATGTGATTTGTGTGATGAAGAACAATATACTCCAGATGAATGTGATTGCTTTGTACCATGTAATAATGGAGGAACTATAGGACCGACTGGACCAACTGGACCACCAGGTTACATTGGTCAAGATGGTGCTACAGGACCTACAGGACCTACAGGAGTTGGAAGTGTTATACTTCAATACACATCAAAAACAACAGGGTTTTTAGACTCATCTAATAATGTAGCTGCGACAGAATTTGGGTTAACTGGAATAGGATTTACAAACTATTCTGCGCCAGGATATTCCCTTGTAATAACACCAATTAATAGTCAAAATAAAATAAAAACTACATTTAAAGCAAAATATTTTACATCAAATGCTGCTAACGAATCATTAACTTTAGGTGTTGGTAGATTAGTCCAAGGTGATAGTAGTTATACTTTAGTTGCTAGAGATACTATTTTAGGAACAGGTGTAGGTTCAATGCCATTAATAGATGTATATAATTTTGTATTTATAGATTCTCCAAATACTACTTTACCAGTAACATATGCTCTATTTTATCAATTAAATATTCCTGGGGCTACAGCATCAACAAATCTTGGTATTATAGGAAATTCAACAGCAGACTCAGCAGGCAACTGTATAATTTTAGAAGAATATAATGCGTCGGGTGTAGCAAATGTCGGAAATACAGGAGCAACAGGAGCAACAGGACCAACAGGACCAACAAATAGTTCAACAATTGATATAACAGATAATAATACAGATGGAATATATTATCCAACATTTGTAGATGGAGCTGGAAATAATAAGACATTATATTGTGACACAACCAGTATAACATTAAATCCAAATACAGATACAATGTCGATTCCGTTATTGAATGTTAATAATCTATCTGTTTCAAGAGCAACACCTCAAATAGACGCATCTTATAATTTTACGGTTGTAAGAATAGCAACAGACAGTTCAGCAAGAGATATAACGATACCTTCACCTTACTATGGTCAGTTATGTTTCTTATTAAATCATAACGTTCTACAATATTATAATAATGGTGTATGGGGTAATATCAATCAACCTTTAGCATCAGCAGTTGTTACAGGATTTATATTAAATACAAATTATGAAATTATTTACGTTGGACCAAATAATAACGTAATTAGTTCGCCAATATTAGGTGGATATACTATATATCGTTTTTATCCAACAAATACAACAACTGGAACATTTACACCTAATTTTTCAAGATTTGTAAAATACTTAGTTATAGGTGGCGGTGGAGGTGCTGGAACTGGTGCTCCAGGGTCATATTATGGCGGTGGAGGTGGAGCAGGTGGTTACCGAACAAATTATAGTGGTGGAGGTTCACCATCACTATCATTAACAGATGGAATATCTTATAATGTAACAGTAGGACAAGGTGGTGTTTATGCTAATTCGGATAATGTGCGTGGAACATCGGGTATAAATTCTGTATTTGCTACTATAACATCAAGTGGTGGGGGTGGGGGTGGGGCAGCTGGATCAGCTGCTTTATCAGGTGGTTCTGGAGGTGGTGGAAGTTTTAATTCAACTACAGGTGGTACAGGTAATACTGGTGGTTACACCCCTGTTGAAGGTTATAATGGTGGTAATTATAATACAGGAGGTCAAGGTGCTCCTGGTGGTGGAGCAAGCGGAGCAGGTTCAAATTCTTCTACAACACCTACTTTGGGATTACAAAACTTAATTACGGGAACAAGTATAATATATGGTTATGGAGGTGGTGGTGCCCCTACAGAGGTTCAATATAGTACTCAAGGTAGTGGTGGTAAAGGTGGAAGAAATGTTATTGGTGAAAATGGTGCTAATGGTATAGCAGGTATTGTTGTAGTAAGATTTCCTAGTTATATTTAAGCTAATGTATTTTTATAAATTTAATTTATATTATAAATTAAATTTAAATTAATATATTATTTTGTATTATAATATTAATGAGCAATATTAATATTACACCAAATAATAATTATAAAATATCAATGCGTGTTAATAATATTACAAGTAATTTTGGTGACGATTTTACTTTAGATATTTCAGGCAATGCTAATTTAGTAATAAATACAGATAGTAGTAATGTTGCTGTATTTGGAACAAATATAATAGACAGCACTACTTATAATAAAAGTTTAAATGTTAATGGACCTTATTTCTCAAATGGTGTTTCAGCTATTCAAATACCAGCTGATTCATCTAATAATAGACCAACAGGTATAATCGGTTATATAAGATATAATACAGATACAAATTATATCGAATTCTGGAATGGTAATACAAACTCATGGGTACCTATAGCAGAACCAACACCATCAATAATAAGTATAAGTCCAAATTATGTTCCTGAAGATTCAAGTTTTAATTATACAATACTGGGTTCAAATTTTAATACAAGTAGCATAATTCAATTTATTGGAAATGTTGATTTAGTAACATATAATGTCTTTGGCTCAACAAATTATTTATCAGATACAACATTACAAGCAAGAAATACATTAACAATGTCAGACGCGTCTAATAATAATGGTTTTTTTGTAAAAGTTACTAATACAACATCAGGATTATCATATACTACTCCAACAGCAATTTTAAGTTTTAATAAAGGTCCTTTTTGGAATACACCAGAAAATACTAATTTAGGAACAGGTATAAGTGCATCAATATATATAGAATCAAATACACCTTTTCAAGATTTAAGTGCTTCTGATATTCCTCCAAATTTACCATTAACATATTCATACATATCAGGAGGTGCACCAGTTGGAGCTCCAGGTATGATATTAGACCCTTCTGGTAATTTTTATGGAACAACACCAACTATAACATCATCCGTAACATCAACATATCAATTTACATCGATAGTCCAAGATGCATCTGGTGCTTTAAGTCCAGAAAGAACATTTTTCTTTACAATTACGATACCATTAGCAACTATTGCGGGTGGTTCATCAGTTATAGGTTATACTGACTCAGAAGGTAACAATTTTAGGTCTAATCCACCTTATTCTGGTGGATATACAGTTTATATATTAACAAATGGAACTGCTACATTTACTACAAGCCAATATTTCCCTCCATATGTGAGTTATTTAATAGTTGGTGGTGGTGGTGCTGGTGGTGCTGGTGATAGTGGTGGCAGCGCTGGTGGTGGTGGTGGTGGTGGTGGATATTTATCTGGTTATACAGCTATAACCGCAAATACAGCATATACTATATCAGTAGGTGCTGGAGGGACAGGAACTACAACCATAGGTAGTTCTGGTGGAGTATCATCTATAAGTGGAACTGGAATTTCATTATCAGCTGCAGGTGGTGGTGGTGGTGCAAATAATTTTACAGCTGGAGCAGCGGGTGGTTCTGGTGGTGGAGGTGGTTTAAGAAATAATTTTTCAGGTGGAACTGGTAATACTCCTTCTACAACTCCTGCTCAAGGAAATGCTGGTGGCACAACCTTATTTGGAAATGCTGGTAGCACGGGTAGAGGTGGTGGAGGTGGTGGAGCATTAGCAAGAGGTTCTGGTGGATATGGAAATAGTGAATTAAATTCTAATTTTGCTGTTGGTCCTGGTGGAACAGGTGGTTCAGGTATAACCAATAATATAAGAGGTTCAGGATTAATTACATATTCAGGTGGTGGTGGTGCTGGTGGTTATGATAGATTATTTGGTGTTGGAGGAAGTGGTGGAGGTGGTGCAGGATCAGGAAGTACAGGTACAACAATTCCAGTCGGATATAATACTATAGGAACTTCTGGAACAGCAAATACTGGTGGAGGTGGGGGTGGAACCGCATCCGGATCTTCAGCAGGTTCTTTAGTTGGTGGCGCTGGTGGTTCTGGAATAGTAATTTTAAGACATTTAACAAATATTATTTCTTTAAACATACCTACATCATTTACTATCAATGGAGTAACATACACAGGAACGCCTTTAAATGGTTTATATAGAACTGCTTCAGGTTATCAACCAGGAACGAATACTACACCAGGCACAGCAACAGTTACATATGTTGATTCAAATGGAGCAAATCCTAGAAGTTGGGGATCAGGTGCATATACAGGGGGGTTTACAATTGTTACATTTTTGACAACAACCCCTGTTTCACCAGGTTTTGTAGCTGTTCCAAATCAAGTTCAAAGATACGGTAATACAACTGACTTTAGTTTTAATGCTATAAGTCCATTTCCTGCACAAATTGAATATTTAATAGTAGGTGGAGGTGGAACTGGAGCAAAAGGAACTGGAGCTGTTACATATGGTGGCGGAGGTGGTTCTGGACAAATATTAGCAGGAACAACATCTATTGCACCTGGAACAACTTATACAATAAAAGTAGGAAGTGGGGGAGTAATGGATCCAAACGGAACATCTACAATACCAGTAGGTGGAGGCGCTGGAGTATATTATAGTTTAAGTGCTAACGGAATAAATAGTTCTGCGTTTGGTTTAGACTCATCTGGTGGTCAAGGGGGAAATGGAGGTTCAGTTGGTCCTAATGGTTCGGTAGTTGTTCCTACATCATGGAATCCTTCAGCAACAACTGGTTTTGGTGGAACATCTGGAAATGGGTTTTTAGGAGGTTTAAATGCTCCAAATGGTGCTAATGGCACAAATCCAGGAGGAGGTGGTGGCGGAGCATCTGATTTTGGTCGCCCACCTAGTACAAATTGGAACCAAAGTGGTGGTTATGGAATAGCAAGTCAAATTAGTGGAATATTAACAGGTTATGGTGCTGGAGGAGGTGGCGGTGGCGATAGTGGAACAAATTTTGATGGTGGTTCAACTCCAGCAGGTGTAGTAATTGGAGGTAGAGGGGGAGGTTCTGGAGCTCCTACACTTATTCCAACAGCTGGAACAGAAAATACAGGAAGTGGTGGAGGTGGTATGAGAGCAGATGATATTGGAGCTGGAGGTGGTGGAGGAACAGGTATAATAATTATAAAATTTCCATCTTTTGTTTGTTAAAAAAATAAAAAATATAAAATATAAAAAAATAACTTTTAATATTTTATTAATTTAATTAAATATTATTTAGAATTCTGGTGTATGCTTCTTAAATAAACAACCTTGTGATTGTAATCCTTTAACTGGAACTACAACCCCTGGATTTTGATGGTTACAATTTGTCATCCAAATTTTAATAATACAGAAATTTTTCTTAGGTGAAATAGTTATCCCAGTTACAGACTTAACAAATGTAGATTCGTTACTAATGGAATTTCCAACAATTCTGTATGTCAATTCACTCCAAGCTCTTGCAACATTTTTATTCAAAATTTTATATGAAAAACAACCCCCATTTCTATTTTTTGGGTCTTCCCACATAGGAGTTATACCTTTTCTCATCATAAATAACATACAATTTTCTACAAGGTGTGCAGGCAACGTCTCTGTTACAGCAAGTGTTTCTTCAATGCTACTAAATGTAGAAATAGTAATATAACTTTTTAAACTCCAATCTGTATTATGAGGCAAATGTGCCCATAAAGTCCATTTATCTGACAATTGATGAAATGACTCTAAAGAAGTTGCTGTTTCCATTGTATCTGTATGTTGGGATAACATATTGTATTTAATTAACTCAATTTTTTTTTAAATCATTTTAAAATATTTATATTATTATTAACATCAGTACCTGTTATTTTATATCCATTCTTTTCTAACAAAATGCTCTCATTATTATCAGTAAAATCAATTCCGACCATATTAACATCATGATCTATAAATTTAAGTGTATAATTGTTGTCATCACTAAATTCACTATTTTTGTTAATATGTGTTTTTATATATAAAATAAAAAAATTCTTAGTAAATTTATTCCCTACTAAATAATAGTTAAATTTATCTGTTTTTAAATCTATTTTATAGATATTCTCTCCATTTTTAAATTCAATAAGCATAAATCTAACATCTGATTTTTCATTAATTTTGTGATCACTATTTTCATAAAAAAGTTGTTTATTTATAATATTATTATCATTATAATTATATATACAAAATCCATAATCACTATAATATTCAACATTATTATTGTATTTATTTGAATAAATATGTAATTTGTTTATACCATTCTTAATTTTTGAAAGTATTGGGTTTTCTTCAACAAATAAATCTAAATCATTTCTTATATTCATACAAAATATCTGACATTTACTATAATAATAAATGCTCTTATATGAAATATTTACAATCAAATTGTTCATATGGGTACCGAATATTTTGTACTCATCTGGATAATGTATATCAAAAAAATCATTTATTAGAATACCTAAATTAAAACATGTAAAACAAATTAAAAAAATCTTAATACAGTGACATATCATTATTAATATCATTATTAATATATTTAATAATGATATCTATTTAAGTTGTTTACAAAATTTTTTTCTATACAGAAAGCGTAATATGTTATTCTAACTTTGATAAGCAGGACTACTAGAACCGTATGGAATTATAACAGTATTTTGTGTAGTTGTATAATCATTTGCTGTTGGATTAGGAACTATAATATTTGGTGATTGATAATAAACAGGATTTACAGTTGAGTTATATTCAGGATCATAAATAATTATATTTCCCGAACCATCAATCGTCACATTGTTACCACAATTACTTGTTGAGCTCGTTTCGTTACATGTCTGATCAAATTTTCCTGTTGCAGCATCTAAACCAAATACATATAGTATCATGGTTACTATTACCGTCATTAATATAAATGGTACAAAAACTATAATCCATGAAACCACACTTAGGCCTTTTTCACATAAAATATTTAACAATAATGTTACCATAATTGTTACTATAACTTTTACAAATGCTGTATTATAAAGACCCTTAAATGTGTCAATAAGTATTTGAGTAATTGAAAATATTAAATATATTATAGCTGGTGAACATAAATTTATCATTTTATATTATATTAATATTTTAATTTTCCTCAGCATAAAAGAAAGGTTCTGATTCTTTAAAATATCCAACTTTATCTCCTTGTTCTCCATCATCACTTAATTCCCAAATAAATCCATTTTCATCATTATTAGTACAATAATTTTTATCATCAATCTCTATTTCGAAGATTTCTTCATCTTCATCTTCATCTTCATCTTCATCTTCATCTTCTTTGCTCTCAGTTTCGATACTTATTTCTTCATTATCTTCAATAACTGCTACAACACTTGCTTTATCATCATCTTCTTCTTCTTCCTCTTCTTCCTCTTCTTCCTCTTCTTCCTCTTCCTCTTCTTCCTCTTCTTCTTCTTCCTCCTCATCATCTTCCTCTTCTTCCTCCTCATCATCTTCCTCTTCTTCCTCCTCTTCTTCCTCCTCATCATCTTCAATATCCGCTACAACATTTTCTTTCTCTTCCTTGTTATCTTCAATATCCGCTACAACATTTTCCTCCTCTTCTTCCTCCTCTTCTTCCTCCTCTTCTTCCTCCTCTTCTTCCTCCTCTTCTTCCTCCTCATCATCTTCAATATCCGCTACAACATTTTCTTTCTCTTCCTTGTTATCTTCAATATCAGATACAACATTTTCTTCATCTTCTTCCTCCTCATCATCTTCAATATCCGATACAACATTTTCTTTCTCTTCCTTGTTATCTTCAATTGCTTTAATATCTGATATAGCATTTGTTTCTTTATTTTTAACTACAATATCATCAGTATTTTTTTCATTTTTTTCAGTTTCTTCTATACAAATTTTAATATTTTCATTTTCACAACTCTCAACAACAGATGATTTTTCAGCAATATCACCATAAACAAGTTCTTTATTTTTATCGCTATTACCATTTTGTAATCCTTTAATATCATTATTTAAATTAACAATTTTATCATTTAACTTATCTAATATAGGTATAATAGAATCATATTTTTGTTCCATTATATTTAGTTTATTTTCTAAACTAGAAACACCAATACGCACAATATCTTCTGTCATATTTTTAATGCTCATAAAATCAGAAATCCATGGCTTTTGGATAACTTGTACTGGTACTGATACTGATTCACTACGATTACTACAATCTTTATCATTTCTTTTATTTAACTCATCAACAATAGACGGTAATCTAATTAATTGTTGATGTGTTTTTTCTAATAATTCATATCTGTCAAGATAATTATTAAGCAAATTATTTAATCCTTTTTCAATTTCAGACATAATAGGTTTAATGTCAAATGAATGAAATCTGGTGTTTTCTGTCATATTTAGATACTTTAATATATAACAATCCGTTTAATATGATTTAAAAAATAATTTATCTATTTATATATGGAGAACATTTCTTTGATTGAAACAGACCAAATAGATTGTAAAATTCAAATTGTAATGAGACAAACAGACTATACAGAAGAAAAAGCTAGAGAGAAATTAGGAGAATTTAGTTTTGATGAAATGGCTGTAATCAGAGACTATTTTGGTATTTATGAAAAAAAAACACCAGAAAAAGTATCATCCGTAAATCAGGCAATTTATAAACAATTAAGGGGTTATTTGGACGGAGCCATGCGTAATCACAGAGAAAGTGTCGATAAAGGTGAGATTAAAAAAATCACATAATTATATTATTTATTCCATTTAAGGTTTTAAAATATAATATTTTTATATTATATTTTACTTGATTTAATACAAAATTAACGTTTCTTAGTCTTTTTTTTGTCTAATTTTTGGTGAGAAGAAATAACAGATGTTAATCCATGAACTGGTAATGGCGTTGAATATATCATAATATTCAATTTATTTATATAATCAACAAAATAAATAATAAAAAAAGCAATTAACAATAAAATTAATCCAATAAAATTATCTTTTACGTATTCAAGAATATTAAATATTTTTTCATTTTCTAAATTTTCATTATCCATAATATAATATAATAAAATAAAAATAGTATGATATTAAAAATAATATATATATATTATTTGATTATTTTGTAAACCCAAAATGTTCATTTAATATGTTATTTTTAGTTTTTTTTTGTATCTTTCGTAATTTAATATTATTTGTCGGAATAATTTTGTTATTTATTATAAAATCATCATTATCTTCATGAAGTTCAGGCATTATGCGTGTTAATGGTTTGTCTACAATCAAAAATAAACGTTCATTTCTTAATAGTGATCTATATTCTTGTGTAGTTAAATTACCATAATATTTTTCCAACATATAGTATGGATTAGGAGAAGGTTTGATATTCATGTTATAATTATATATTTTTGAATAAATATGATTTATCATTTGATATCTTTCAAATTTGATTGAACTATCTATGTTTTCTTCCATTAAATAAGCGACAGCACATTCTGGACTACAAAAACATCCATATACGTGATATGTATCATTTATAAAATGTTTTGGAATGTAAACAGGTGGATTGTCAAATTCGCATGTGTCCCAAAAACAAGCGGACTTTTTATTATTTGTATTATTAATGTGTAAATTATGTTGTAAAATCTTTAATTTCTTCCAAATTACTTTAATATCATTTTCTTTATTTTTATCAGTTTGAATATCAAATTCTGTATTATTATCATCATTATCATTATCATTATCAATTTCAATTTCATATCCAGGTAATTTTTCTGTTAGATCTGTATAGGGAACATTTTCAGTATTAATACCATCATGATAAACTTTAGAATTAGAAAATACACAAGAATTTAAATCATATCCAGCCAAATTAGAGGATAAGCTTAAATCTTTTAAAGAACACTTAAGATGTAATATTACATTAGGTTTTGTTTCTGTAAATTTATTTGGAGAAACAATTTGTTGAATAATTTTACCACCCTTTGGTTTGCGACCACGTTTTTTTGCAACGGGTTTATTATCAGTATTAGATATCGTAATATCATTATCATTATCATTAGAATTTAAAATTTCATCTACACAATTATTATTATTGTTATTATTGTTATTGTTATTATTATTATTATTATTTTGATACTCTAATGGTGTTTCTTCCATTTTGACTACTACATTTTCTGTAATATTAATTGTGTCGCTTAAAAGTTTTTTCTTTGCTTCTTCAATTTCCTTTTTAGACTTTCTTCCTCTTTTTTTTGATACAATATTTGTAGTATTTTCAACATTTCCAATTTTTATAGACATATTTTTATTATACTTTAATATAGTATTTTGAATTTAAATTGTTTTTAAATATATTTTACGTTTTTGTTACACTTTTGAAGATATATAACAATTTCTACATACTGGAATATAATTTTGTGATCCAACAATAGTTTGTTCTTTTTCATTAGTTAATCTCATTGAAAATATTCCTGGAGTACCATTTTTACATTTTGAACATAGTGATGTTAATTTTGTAACCTTATCACATAAAGGAATCAAATCAAGCATCTGTCCAAATTTTTTTCTCTCAAAATCTCCATCTAATCCACAAACATAAACTTGTTTTCCATGATTAATCATATCATTAACAACTTCAAACAAATCATTAAAGAATTGACCTTCATTTATTAAAATAACTTCAGAATATTTTGTAATCAAATAATTGCTATTATCAACCCCTTCTTTTATATCAGGATTCCAAATGTTTTTTAATATGTTAGTTTTAATACATGGTATTTTATTTTTGTCATGTGTTACAATAGTTGCTTCACCATCGTAACGATTGTCAATATCGTGATTAATTGCTACAACAGGAATATCACAAAATTTACATTGATTATAGACTTCTACCAAGCGGCTCGTCTTACCTGAGAACATAGGTCCCATAATTAATTCAAGATATCCTGTAAAGTTTGTCATTGTATTATTTTTATCCATTAAATATCTTTAATATTTTAATTTCAATTTTTAATTTTTTTGATAATTATGATAATTATATATTAAATACAAAATTATTATATAATTAATGAATACAGGTTATGTTTGGGTTGAAAAATATAGACCAAAAAATATAGATGATATAGTGCTAGACCATTTAAATAAGCAAATTTTAAAAAATATAATAGAAACATCATATTTTCCAAATTTATTATTTTATGGGCCGCCTGGAACAGGTAAGACAACAACAATAATTAATTTAATAAACTCATATCAAAATAAAATTGGTGTTAAGAATAAGGACTTAATTATACATTTAAATGCATCAGATGAAAGAGGTATTGATATAATAAGAAATCAAATAAATTTTTTTGTTAACTCAAAACCTTTATTTAACAATGGAACAAAATTTGTAATATTAGACGAGGTAGATTATATGACGAAAAATGCTCAGCAAGCATTAAGATATTTATTACAAAATTATACAAGTAATGTGAGATTTTGTTTAATTTGTAATTATATTAGCAAAATAGATGAGGGTCTTCAAAATGAATTTATACGTTTACGGTTTAATCAATTACCAAAAGAGGAAATAATAACATTTTTAAATAATATTTCGTTATATGAAGGATTAAATTTATCACAAAAAACATTATCAAGTATTCAAAAACTATATAAATCAGATATAAGAAGTATGATAAATTTTATACAATCAAATCAAAATTTAGATAATGAATTCTTTAATATAATAGATAATGAAGTATGGGATAATCTTTATACAAAAATATTACAAAAAGAAAAAATAGAAAATATAAAAAAATTTATTAACTTTATAAGTATAAATTATAATATTGATAAAAAGAATATAATTAAAGATTTCCTAAATTATGTTATCAAAACATATACAAAAAATATTAATAGTAAGTTTTTAGATTTCGCTGAAAATTTAATGCATTCTCAAAATAACAATGACAATATATATATAAATTATTTAATATCTAATATGGTATCATCATTATCTATATAATATTTATTCATTCTCATATGAAGGTTAATCATAAACTCATTTGGTGGTGAACTTTTAGAAGGATCAAAAAAATTTTGTTTAAGACTATACTCGCCCTTTGGAGAATTTACTTTCATGGATGTAGTTAAATTTTTCTTAATAGGAATTGATTCGCTTTTTTCATGGATGACGTACTTACTTGCTGTTAACATTCTTTATATTATATAATAAAGAAAATAATTGAAATTAAATTAATATAAAGAATATAAAGATAAATTGCCAATATCTTGTAATGTCTACAACAATGAATAATATTGATATTGAATGGGAAAATTTTATATCATCAAATAATGATGATATATTATCTGATGACGAAGAATCAGAAACTGATAATTTATTTAAAAATGATTCTAATTTTGTTTCTGCCGATGTTTCAATGGATATAAAAAGTACTGCTCCTAAAGCTACAAATATATATATAAGCACTAAGACAAAAATTGCTTATTTAAACAAGACAATTGATTTAAAAAAAATATTTTGGGATATTCCTATTATTCCATATCATCAAGCTTCTAATGGTGTCATTAAGAAACAAATGAAATTTAATTCAACTGAAAAGGAAGAAGTTGATTTTATTCAATACAAAATTAAAGATGAACCTTATTATGAAGAAAATATTATAATTCATATTGATAATCCAACAGGTCGCATTAAGTTTAAAGATGTTCGCAAAATTAGCATTGGGATTTCAAAAAAGGATATTTTAAGTTATAGATGTAAAAAGAAGAGTGCGTTTTATAATTGTTTTGTAATCATTCTTCGTATGAAGGTTGAACAAACATTTAAGGAATTTCATGTTAAAGTGTTTAATACCGGAAAACTTGAAATTCCTGGAGTTCAATCTGAACACATATTTCAAGTTATATTAGAAGAAGTTATTAAAACCTTGCAACCTTATATTGATTATGGATTAGGATATAAACCTAACACTAATGAAACTGTTCTCATAAATTCTAATTTTAATTGCGGGTTCTTTATTAATCGTGAAATTTTAAGTGATTTATTAAAATTTAAATACAAAATTCAAGCTATGTATGATCCTTGTTCATATCCAGGTATTCAGTGTAAATTTTATTATAATCCTGATGTTAGCATTCAAAATGGTTGTCAGATATCAGAGGAAAATAAAAAATTATATAAAAATATACAAGAAGTATCATTTATGATATTTAGAACAGGTAGTGTTTTAATTGTTGGAAAATGTGATGAAAATGTTTTAATAGTTATATATGAATTTCTTAAAATTATTCTTAATAATGAATATAATAATATTCGCCAAAATTTACCTGGTGATTTTGAAAAAATAGTTTCTCTAAAAGATAAAACTAAAAAAATAAGACGTAAGACTATTATGATAGAATTTAATTCAGAACCCAACTTATAAATTTATTGGGGCTTTGCTGAAGTTTATCCTTAAAATCTTGAGATAAAAATTTATTTAAATAATCATCATATGATATTTTTTTATTTTTATGAATTTTTTTTATTAGTAATTCACATGAATCAAAAAAGAATATATCATCATCAATATAGTAATAAAATTTTTCTATCAACTTATTTAATAAATTGATTTTTGGATTTTTTGTTAATTTATTTAATTTTGTATATATATTTTTAATACTTATTAGTTTTTCATTATTTAACAAATCATAATTAATTAATTTTAATAATATTGTTTTGTATAAATCAACATATGAATTTATAATATCTAATTTTAAACGAGTATCATCAGACATTTCTTTATTGCCTTTCATTTTTTCATAATTAATTTTAAATATTGTTTGTTTATAAACATATGTAATTACATCTCTTGAACTAAGTTGTAAAACTGTGTTTTCATCACCATAAATTTGACCTACAAATTCCACATAAAAGTAGAATGCTTTTTGACAATGAAAATATGTTACGTCAAGATTTTTTGTGTAAAATAATATATGGTTGAATACATTAATAATTGTATCCAAACCTCTTATTATAGTAAATCGTAGAATATTTGATTTTTCAAATTTGATTTTTTCTATAATAAATTTGAAATAATCAATAAATAATTCAGATATTTTCTTTGTAACATCACTTATATCAGTATCTAATTCTTTTTTAAAATTTTCATTATTATGTAATGAATAATTGACTTCTTTATTACCAAGAGTTTCCATTATATTTATAATTTTATATTATTTAAATTAAAATACTTTAAATATATAAGTATTTAAAGACTAATATATTTTTATTATATAATATGTCTGAACAAAAAAATAGTCAAAAGACTGACAGCGGAGCTGCTGCCCCTTTAAATTATAGATTACCAAGTGATGTAACCATGAAACACGCCAGTAAACTTGCTATCGTTGAAGATAAACCAATTATGTTAGATTATTGGACTCCTTCTCTTGATAAAAAAGCTCTTGTTGGAGCTAAAGATAATTCTGAGAAGCTATTAGTGAAGTCAGAAGACGAATATACTTCGACTATCCAGAAGTTTTATAAGTCTGGAACTGAGTATATTATTATTACGGAAAACTCTATATATGTTGTTGCCAGTGATATTCCTACTAGAAAGATTTCTTAAATATTTTTAGAGAAAGCATATAACAAGAAGAAAATAAAAAAATTGATAACTATTAATTATTTAATAATAATAACAATATTATTATAAAATGTCAACAGCAGAAGATGTATTTTATTTATATGAACGCAATTCGCGTTATTATTATGATTGTAATTTAAGAAATTGTATACAACATTGTAGTGATTGTTTGAATAATGAATGCTATTGTCACTTAAAACAGGAAGTTAAACCATTTACAATTGGAGACCAAGATGTTCCATGTAACTTTGAAAGAAGATGCTATATAAAACCAGGTGAAGAATGTCCTATATGTTTTGATAAAATAATGACAAAATCTACAGCATTCATTTCTAATTGTGGTCATTCTTTCCATAAAAAATGTATATTTAAATGTATTGAGAGTAAGTGGTCATCAACTTCTTATACATCACACGCCAGATGTCCATTATGTAGAACTACATTAGGATATCCTGAATTTAACAAGAGATATCGTTCTACTTACTTCACTTGTAATAATAAAAATGATAATGGTCTTGATAAACTAGAAGATTTTTGGTTATCAAAAGATTACACATTGCCTAGTTTTTGTAGCAATCATTATGACCATTATTTAGGTACTAATAATGATTGTAATATTTGTAAAAGTTATATAGATAAAGGTGATTTGATATATGAATTGTAATAAAAAATTTGTTAAAAATATTCAGCCATTTGAAAACCCTTTATATTAAAGCCGTTTTTGATATAAACATTTTTTACATTTTCATCACAATCTAAAATTACTTTATAGCAATTTTTCTCTCTAGCTATTGATTTTAATATATCTAATATTTTTTGGCTTATTCTTTTACCTCTCATTTCTTTTGAAACTACTATATCTTCAATATGACCTACGTTTCTACCTTCTCTTATTATTTTAGGTTCAATAATAATGGTTCCTGATGCTATAATCTCAATATCATTTGGCGAATTATTTATAACACCAACAATTATAGCACCCGTATCGCTTATTCTCTCTACATTTTTTACAAACAAAGATGTTTCAATAAAATTTGTAACTGTCAATTCCGAGAGAAGAAGTAGATATTGTGTTTTTATAGTTTCAATAATATTTGGATTAGAATTTAATAATTCTTTTAATTTGATATATTTAATCTCAGACATATAATAATTTAATTTATAATTTTAAATTATTTATTTAGTATATAAATGTCAAATTTCGGAACAGGAAGCAATTCAAATGGACAATTTTGGTATGGAAGTACCACTAATTTTCCAGGATTTTTATATAAGAAAAATGTTGGAGTAGGAGCAAGACGTTCAACCAAATTTTCACCCGGAGGAAATACAACCTGTAATACACACCAATACTTATATAATAAATATACACCCGGACAAGGTGGGATAGGTGCGTCAAGCATATCTAATCGTCGTGCTAGAAACCGATTAGCAAGTGTTTGTAATGGAGAGAATGGAAAATGTGGCCAATTTTATACTTATTTAGGACGTTATCCTCGCTATTCATATAATAGTAATAATGGATATTTTCCATATCCACAAAATCAATCAACATAATTTTTCAAATTTTACAAATATTTAATTAGACGGAATCCCGGTCATATGTCTTTAAGGTTTTATATAAATAGGTATAACTACTGATTGTTGAATAGGGTATCGAGGTCTATAATAATTATTGTCATACTTGGCATTCGCATCATAAACTGCTACTCATTTGGGACCAATATAAGAGTAATTATAATTAGTAGTTGGTCTAAAGCCAGCACTTACAGGAGTTTGAGCTGGATTTATATTTAAGAAAACCATATTATTATAACTCTTCTTAATTTGATTAGGATTTTGGTTACATTGTGTAGCATAGTTATACCAATAATAACGTGTCACTCCAATACTTGGTGATGTACCGCTTTTCATTGGTCCTGAAAATGTGTGTGCGTCAATATTATTAACAATTGATTGTTTTAATCTCATAACTCTTGATCTACCTGCCATTTATATATATGTAGTTTAAAAAATAATAAAATCAGCTAAAAATATAATTAAGTATTTCAAAAATAATGAAATAATTAATTTAAGCCTTCTCTGGGAATCGAACCCAGGACCTCCAGTTTACAAGACTGGTGCTCTACCTCTAAGCTAAAAAGGCCTATTACAAACATCTTAATAGACGTCAATTTGTGTGAAAGCAATCATCATATTTAATTGCTATCACAAAATGGTAGGAAAATGAAACTCTATTTGGGGTTATATAAAAATTAACACTGATAAATTGTCTAAATTTATAAATAATTTTATAGAAGAACTTAATTCACTATAAACAAACACTACATAAATCTAAATGAAACAAACTGAACAATAATTTAAACATTTAACATACGACAACGACACTATTATACCAAACTAAACCAATTATACTTTTAAAAACCAAAAACTGATGCACCAATTTTTAAGACAATTTACTCTGACTGAAAACAGAGCTCATCCGGGAAACACCTAATAGACATACAATATGCGCGCATAATACCTAGAATTGTATGACTAACGGATGCTAAACCAAATAGCAGAGGTTGTTACAAATCCTACCATATTAATAATATAATATACCTTTAAGTTGTTTAATTTATAAAATATATAAATATTCAAAAGTAAATATTTTGTTCAAAGAATAGAACTCAATTTATCAATTTGTTCTGTAGTCAAACTCGTTGGAAAATCAATATGGAAAATTATAATCATATTACCTTTATGTTCTCCACGTTTTAATCCCATTTCTGGATATATTTTTTTATATTCTGGAGGAACAATACTACCTTTATTGTTATTTAAAGTATATTTTTTTTCATTTATATAATTTAATTCAAAAGAAAATCCACACAAAGCTTCTTTGAGAGAAATCTGTTTATCAAAAATTAAATCTAACCCTGAACGCTTGAATGCTGTATTATTTTGTATTAAAATATTTACTTTTATATCTCCTTTAACTTGTTCTGATATAATATTTCCTCGATCTCTTAATATTATCATTTCATTATCATCGATGCCTTGAGGGATATCTATATAAATAGTTTCTTTTTCAAAAACCTTTGTTCCATTTTCTAATATCCATCTCTCTATTTCTAAAGGTATTGATGCTCCTGAAAATACTTCCTTCATAGTTATCTGTAAAGATTTAATAATTGGTATAGGCTTATTCATTGCTTGTTGAAAATTCATTGGCCCTCCATGAAATATGTGTATTTTTGATCCTGAAGGCATTCCAGGCATTCCAGGCATTCCAGGCATTCCAGGCATTCCAAACATCATATTAAATATATCATTTATTGGTATATCCTGACTATGTGGACCTTGACTATTCATTCTCATAAATGGATTATTTCTGGTAATATCGTATTGTTTTTTTTTATCATCATCATATAATGTTTCATATGCTTCATTTATTTTTTGTGTCATATTTATTGATTCCTGACTGCCGGAATTTTTATCGGGGTGATATTTCATTTGTAAAGTTCTATAAGCTTTCTTAATGTCATCTTTTGTAGCATCTTCATTTATACCCAAAATATTATAAAAATTTTCGGACATTTAATATTATAATAAAAGATATACTTAAATAATTATTAACGTATAATAATTATGACAGATAAATTATTTATTAATAAATATCAACCACTTTATTTTAAAGATTTTGGAGAAAATAATGAGATTATAAAAATGTTAAAAACTCTTGTTTTAATTGATGATATCAATATATTATTAATTGGTAATATGGCGTCAGGTAAAACATCTATACTTAACGCTTTAATTAGAGAATATTATTCCGGATTCCCTCTAAAAGATTATCAAGATAATATTTTATATATTAATAGTCTTAAAGAACAAGGTATTAACTATTATAGAACTGATGTTAAAACTTTTTGTCAAACTTGTTCAAATATAAAAGGTAAAAAAAAATTTGTTGTTCTAGATGATATTGATTTTATTAATGAACAAAGTCAGCAAGTATTTCGAAATTGTATTGATAAATTTAGTCATAATGTTAATTTTATATCTTCATGTAGTAATAATCAAAAAGTAATTGAAAGTTTACAATCTCGATTTACCATTATTAAAATAAAACCATTACAAAGAGATAATATTTATAATATTATTAATAATATTAAACATAATGAAAATATAATAATTGATGATGATGCTCAAGAATTTATAGTAAATATATCTAATAATACTGTTAAAATTCTTATAAATTATATGGAAAAATTTAAACTTCTTAATAAAAAAATAACACTCAACTTAGCTATACAATTGTGTTCAAATATTAGTTTTATAATTTTTGAAGAATATACTAATTTAATCTTAAATAATGAATTAGTATCTGCAATTAAAATTATTTATGATATTTTTGATAAAGGTTATTCTGTAATGGATATTTTTGATAATTATTTTATTTTTATAAAATCAACTAACGTTTTGACGGAAGAACAAAAATATAAAATCATACCATATTTATGTAAATATATTACAATTTTTCATAATATACATGAAGATGAAATTGAACTTTCATTATTTACAAATAATCTAATCAAGATACTAAATGACACTAATAAAGACTAAGTGAGTAAATATATATCTTTGGACATAAATCTACTTATATTGTATTTTAGAATAATATTGTCTAATTTTATTTTCAATTTATATAATAAATATATTATATATGTCTATACAAATATTTAAAAATAAAGTTCCAAATAATTTATTATTTGAACTACTCGATAAAATATGTTTAAAAAATGATAAATATTATACATTTAACATTGGATCTTTTAAAAAAGGGGTTTATAGTGAAGAAATTCAAGATTTTTTAAAAATTTGTATCCCATATTATCATTTATCTAAACGTAAATACTTAGAAAAAAAACTTACTCATAATAGTTTTATTACTGTTCTAAGACAGATTTGTAACTTTAACAAAATAATATATACATCTCAAATTAAATATAGCAAATCTACATATGATATTATTTATTATATATATCACTAATATTTACGTCTTGAAGTTCCTGTTGATTTTCTATTTCTTTGAGTTTTCGCAGGTTTTTTACGCGGTTTAATATTTTCTTCCTCTTCTGAATAATCATCAAGGTTTTCATTGCTATCATCTTTAGAACTCCAAAAATTTCCACCAAAAAGACCCTCTTCATTGTAATTATCTTCATATTCTTCATCAGCATTATTTGCTGATTTATACATATACAAACCTAAACCACCAAAAGTTAAAATGGTTGTTGCTAAAAGAACTGACATTGGATCATTCATAATTATAATATAATAAGTAATTTAATTATTATATTTTAAACTAATTAGTGTTTTCTTGTTTTTTTATGCTTCTTTTTTTTATGTCTTCTGGAACCTGCTATTTGTGGTCCCTGATTATTTCCTATTGGGGCATATTGATTATAAGCATTCATCACTTTTTCTTTTCTTGTATCCCATAAATATAACCCTACACCAGCAATAGCTATTGCTGTTCCTGCTATTGTAAATGCGCTTGCATTGAAGGACATATATAATTATATTAGAAAATTATTCAATAATAATTAAAAATATTTCTTAACATTCTTAAATTTTTTATAAGTCTATTTCTATTCAAATTTATATTATTATATCCAGATATTTCAAAATCTGAGTGGTCATAGTCATGTAAAAAACTAAAGGTAATTTCATTTGGTTCATTTGATAGATTGTCGTAATTATACAAAATTTCATTCACTTTATTATGTGGACAAATTATATACTGAATAAAATTAACTAAATCATGCGTAAATTCACACTCAAATGAATATGTACATGAACGATGTTTTGGACTCCATTTTCGTTGACCTCTTACTAGATATCTAGTTCTTCTTTTATCATATAATATATATAATGTAGTATCAATTTCTTTCTTATCTACATCAAATTCTTCCAACTTTAATACTAGACAATCTGGTGTGTTTTCCATAAATTCACTCATTATACGATTATTGTAGTATTGTTTTTAAGTTATTTTCCAAAATATTTTCAGTAAATCATCTACCTGGATATGGTATCTTGCTTATATTATTACCTAAGTACTTAGGAGTTAAACCCCACACAGGTGCTTGTAATGGTGTCTTCCAAAATGAAACCCAGTTTGGTTTGGCTTCTAATGGTTCCAAAATTCCTTGCTCTTCTTGAAGACCAATAGAGAGAAGTAAATAATTACCAATAATAGTATCTGATTCTAATATCTGTTTTTGTGAGCTTCTAATAAACCAACCATATTGTAAACGGCTTAGTAACTCATTTGACTGAATTAAAATACCATGTGTTCCCTTATATAAATCCAAATAATGATTAGACATTAAATCATCCAAAATAATTTGTTTATCATCAATTGTTTTTGTTCCAATTTCAAGTCCTTCTATTAAATTTATTCTACCTTCTTCAACATTTTTCATGCACCATCTATCATATTGACCTAAAAATTTTGATTCCGCTGTATGATCATGAGACGAAATTGTTTGAATATAATTACATAATTTAGCTACTGTTTCACATTCCTTTGGAGCACCACAAAAAGAAATGCTAGGGTAAAAATTCATTCTGACAGATGTAGAGTTTCTGTCAATTGTTTCACAAATAAACATTTTATTTCCCCTTGTTCCTTTTGCGTATAATCCAGATAAATCTTTCATACATAAAAATGAAATAGGACACATCATACCACCATAGATATATAATAATTTCATCATTCCTAATGTTCTTATATTTGATAATATTGGGTCGCTTAATCTTGACATGTCAATATCCCATCCTGGAATTAATTTTTTAAATGAATTGTCGTCAAAAATACAAATTGTAAATGACTTATCACAGTGTTTAATTATACTCCTAACCGTTAAATATAAATATGGTTGATTTAAATCAAATGAACTTCTAGAGCCAAAGCTTAACCATTTTCTTGAATTATAATCGTATGGAACATGAATCCATAATATCGGTTTTTTACTCTTACCTAAAGTTACATCATCTAATAAATATTTTTGAACTGCTTCATAATTATCTTTATTTTCTTCTCTTCTAATTTTATCTTCAAATCTTTTGTACAAAAATCCTAATACAATTAAAATAAAAAAAAGTATAAACAAATTTTGTATATTACCTAATTTCATATATTATAATATTATAAAATTTTTCTACTCTATATAAAATAAATTACACAACAACATAAATAACAATTTATGTTTTTTGAACATATTGACTTTTTTTTAACACGAAATTCTAAACACCATGTACAACAATCTAAACATATACAGCAATTATGGTCATTTTTGTCATATTCATTTATAACTGGTATACTGGTATGATCAAACCACCATTTTTCACTTATACAGCAACATAATAGATATTTATCTTTAGATGGTGGCACCAAAACAGAATTATTCGAATTTCTAACTATATTATATAACGTATCAATTTCAGATAACGTATCACTTTCAGATAACGTATCGCTTTCAGACATCATTTTATATTATTTAATTATCATTTTATACTATTTAATTATAAATTTATGAAAACCTAAATTATTGAAATTCTGGCCTTTTCCAATTTATATATTTTTACTAAAATTGTATCATTAACTTATTTTGGTTAAAAATAGTTAAAATAAAATTGATTTAGAAAATTAATGTTAATATATATTATAATACAATATGAGCAAATATACTTGTGAAAAGTGTGGTAAAGTGTTTAAACAAAAATGTCATTACACAACTCATCTAAATAAAAAAAATCCTTGTGTAAATGAATTAAAAATTAAAGAAATAGTTGATAAAGCAGTTGAAGATAAAATTTCAAAAATTAAACAAAATATTATTTTTGAAATTGAAAATGAAAATGAAGAAGATATAATAAATATGTCAGAAACTAAAAACACTAAAGATGTTCGTCAAGAAGGGTTAGATAAATTTTATACAATTCCAAGTTATTCAAAAAAATGTATTGATAAAGTATTTGATTTATATGATAAAAATAGTTTTGATTTAATTATTGAACCAAGTGCTGGAAATGGAAGTTTCTTTAATCAGTTAGAATGTGATAATAAAATAGGAATAGATATATCTCCTGAAAATAAAAATATTGTAAAAATGGATTTCTTTGATTATACACCTAATTTAAATATAAATAATGTATTGGTTATTGGTAATCCTCCATTTGGGAAAATTTCTTCAATGGCAATAAAATTCTTTAATCATTCTGCAAAATGGGCAAAAGTTGTTGCTTTTATTATTCCAAGAACTTTTAGAAGACCAAGTGTTCAAAATAAACTTAATAAAATGTTTCATTTAATTTATGATGAGGATGTTTCTATAAAACCTTGTTGTTTTACTCCTAAAATGATGGTTAAGTGTTGTTTTCAAATATGGGAAAAAAAGGCAACCGAAAGACCTTTTATAAATTTACCAACAAAACACGAAGATTGGGATTTCTTACCATTTGGCCCAATTGACGAACATGGACAACCTACACCACCAGATGGTGCTGATTTTGCGATGAGAGCATATGGGGGTAAAATTGGTGAAATAGAAAAAATAAAATTAAATGAGTTAAGACCTAAAAGTTGGCATTGGATAAAAAGTAATATAAACAAAGAAGAATTAATAAATAGATTTAATCAATTAGACTATTCTGATAGTTTAAATACAGCAAGACAAAATTCAATGGGACGAGGAGAACTGGTTAGATTATATAATGATTTCGTCTATTCTAAAATTTAATAATTCAACCCAACATTTATCACCATATTTTGGACGAAGAGCATATTCTTTTTGATTTGTTGGTTCATTTAAATCTTCAATTGTTATTTCTCCAAGTTCTCCAATTGTTCCGTGAGCATAACCGCCATATTTTACTATAAGTGGTTTTATATTTTCTTTATTTAATTTGAAAATATATAACTCACCTAATTTTTCTAAGTTTGTATAATCAAGATAATATGCTGTCAATATATATACACAATTATGGTTCATTCTTAATTGGACAAAATTAAATTTATTATTTTCTTTTCCTCCGTTAGATGCTTTTATTTCAAGATTTATTTCATTACATTTTAAATCTCCATTACAAGAAGATGCATTATTTTTTGTCATATTATATTTTATTTTTATAAATTTTTCTAATACTGGACCTGTAAATTGACCTGATAAATTATTATATTTACAATAAATATGTGCGTCTTTTAAATTTGGAAGATTCATTATTGTTTCTGTGTGAATTTTATTTGAACGAGAACTATCTAAAAGTTGTTTTAATTTTATTTTAGTTTCATTGTGTTTATTATGTTTTTTTGGTATAATAAATATTTCTTCTTCCAAAGTTTCATCAATTTTATTATCGCTAATCGTTGGTTGTTCCATTTCTCTATATTCTATTATGATAGTAATTTATTTATAAAAGTCATTCAATTTTATAAATAATTAAATCATATATATCACTAAACATAAGAACAAGTATTTAGAGTATGTATAGTATTTAAGTATAGTCAAAAAGTTTATAATTAAATTTTATTATTTATGGTTGTTTTCCAGGATATCTATTTACAACATCTGTTAAATGAGTACCACATCTTGTAAAAAACTGATGTAAACCATTTGGGTCTGCTCCTGTTATACTATCATCTGGAATATATGTATTATTACCTTTTTTATAACACAATAATACTGGAATACCATTTACCATCTTCTTTGATTTCAAAAATGAATAAAAATCAAATGATTTATCAACATTAATATCAGCACAAACTACTTCTGGGGGAGATGAGGCAAAAAATCCATGAACAGATTTTTGGATTAACTGGCACGATTGGCACCAATCCGCCGAGAGCTTTATAATAATTAGTCCTGGATTATGCTGTAAAAGAGTAAAAAAAGCATCTCTGTTCGCTATTTCCGAAATTATCTGTTTAGACATATTTATTCATAATATTATTTTTTTTACTTTTAAATTCATTTCTAAATTACTCATTACATTCAAATTTTTTATCGATTACTACTTCTTTAGCTATTTTTTGAATTATTTTATCTTCTTTTTCAGTATCATTATTACCAGCTCCTCCCATAGCCTCTATTACTAATTTACTATATTGGTCAGAATATTTTGATTCACTAAAATTACAGCCTGGATGTACTTCTTTGTATTTTTGTAGTAATCTTTCATTTTTATAGGCAACATTTTTAATAACCTTGCGCATTCTATTTCTTTCTTCGTCTTCCTTTTCCCATTTATCTTCATCTTTTATGTAAATAACCTCACGTTTTTTGTCTGCACAATGTACTGGTCGTTTATGTACATCAAGAGCTTGTAGGTTTTTCACAATTATACTAGAAATACCTTCTACAAATCCAAGTTTACCTACATTTTCTAAATCAGATAACTGAAGTTTGAGAGAATCAACAAAATCGGTAATGTTCATTGCATCTTTACATGTTTCATTTAAGAAAAATTGTAGATTAAAAGTTTTATTATTACTGTTAATATTGTTATTGCTAATAGTATTACCTTGACCATTTTTTGCCAACTCCATTATCGTCTTATTTTGTTCTACAACTAAATTAGTTAATTCTTTATTTTGTTCTAAGACACTCAAAATAAGATCAGGTGTAATTTGACTTGATAAGTTTTGAACATTAGTATTTGAAATTATATTATCTTCATCAATTTCATCAAATATTTTTTTACAATTTTTTTTATGCTTCCATAATCCAACACGTGATTTGTAAATTTTATCACAATCAAAACATCTGAAATCATTATCAATCATTGAAATATCAGAGGATAAATCGTTAACATTTGTTAACTTAATATGTTTGGATGTTAATAAATGTTTTTCATAATCTTTTTTATTATTGCTTTTGTATTGACATTTTTTACAGAAAAATTTAATATTTTTTAGAGGGGTTTTTGTTAACATTATTTATAATATTAGTTAACATTATTTATCCCTAAATAGTTTTTCAATAAAATATTTAATTTAGGAAAAACTTAAAAATTTTTTTCTTTGGTGGGATAAATGGGATTTTTGGGACAAATTTTGTTAACAAATGTTAACAAATATTATTTATGCTAATAAAAATTAAAAACTATATACATAATATCTTACTGAAAGTGCTAACAATGAAAAATATGGGGATTTTTGGGGACAAATTTGTTAACAAATGTTAACGATTGTTAACCAGGGCAGTTAACAAGAAAATCCCACCCATTTTTTTTATAAAAATTTATCGTCACAAATTTAAAAAATTTTTTTTTGTCATGTGACGCTAAAATTTTTTTATCGTCACAATCCACGCTTTTTCCATAAAATATCTGGGTTTTTGAAATTTGGACATTTTTTTTGTCCATTTTGAAAAAGTTAAAACACTTTTCATTTTTTGAAAACGGGTGTTTTTCCTTCATATGTAGGGAATAAAAAAATTGATTTTTTTAAGAAAATATTGATTTCCCCTTCATCATGTAGTAAATCAACCTTTAAGTTAAGTTATTAAATATAAAATTTTATAACTTAAAGAACCAAAATACATTTAGTATGTATGCGTATTTTTATTTAGAAAAAGTATAAGAATTTTGTAAATAATATATAGTCTATAATAAAAAATATGATACTTATATAGATGACATACAGAAGTAAAAAGACTCGTAAAAATAGAAAAAGAATACAATTGTATGGAGGAAATACTGATGACCATAAAGCCATTGTAGAAAATTGTGCTGGTTTAGGTGAATGTGATGATGATATCATAAAATTTCATGAAACCATAAATAATGATAATTGTCCATTTCAAGAAGAAAAAATAAAAGAAATAGTCAAATGTTACAATAAAAACAATAAAAAACAATTGGGCATTGATATAACAAAAAATGATTTGATGGAACTATTAGATACTCAAGAAGATATAAATGATTTACAAACAGCGACAGAATGGTTAGATGAAAAAGTATTAGAACCAAGAGAAGCATTATCAGAAAATAATGATAAAAATCTGGACGATGATGAGTTTAAACATAGAGAAGCATTAACTCCAGAAGATAGACCATATATGGGAGGCAGAAAATCAAGAAGAACAAGAAGAACAAGAAGAACAAAAAGAACAAGAAAATCAAGAAGAACAAGAAAAACAAAAAGAACAAGAAAATCAAGAAGAACAAGAAAATATTAAATATATTACACTATTCAAGATTTAAGATTTTATGGTATATATAAATAAATATTTTGATTCATATATACTTTTTCAAACTTTTCATTTATTATTATTGACAAATTGTTCCAATTCGTTTACATCTATATGAGGCAAATTCGGGTGAGATTCCCAAAAATATTTACAATAAGCCCACGAAAAATCACATTCAGTTCTATATTGTTGCAATCTACATTTAATCAAAGCTTTATATAACTTTTCAGGTAAAAATTCTAAACTTTGCCTTGGCATTACATAACATAACTGTACTAGTTCTGAAACCGGGTTTTCAACCTTATTCTCAATAAATTCAGTGTTAAAATATGGTATAAACTCAATAAGGTCTTGTAATAGAGGTGGATAATTATAATTATAACACCATCTCCAATCAGGACATCCTATTGTGTAATATTTCATAGTCCACTCTAATCCCTCCAAATAATTACTACAAATTTGCTTACATCTTTCTTTGTTTATTTCAACATCAAACAGCGTTTTATAATATCTGTTTTGCCAATTATCTTTGTATGGATTAATAAACTTTTCTACTGAGCGTTCATAAATAGGAATATTAATAAAATTATTCATCTTATCCTCAGAAGTAATATTTGGTAATTTATGTTTTTCCTTTCTATCACGAAATTTATGTTCTTGTTTCAGAAAATCAAATTCATTCTTAGCCAAAAATTCAACCAACTTTCTCACATTCTTCCAATAAATAATTTTGCCGTCAGTTAAATTTTCATTTGTATTTCCAATTGTAGCCTTATAAGCTTGTATCATTTTATCAACACCTCCTGTTCTTATATTAATTGCCGGAAAATGTGGCATAAAATCATTTCCTAGGAAAAAACACAAAAATATGTAATCATAAATGCGATTATTTTGTTGTTCGGTTGTTAATTCATTTCCATTATTCATATCGAATGTTATAGCATTAGCTAATTCCGGAATGTCTAAGACATATGATTCATTTGGTTCAATATCGGAATTAATAGACTTAATAAATTCAGGTGTTTCTCTAAATAAATAAATGTTTCTTGTAATTGGTAGATGATTTATAGAAAGCATAATAAGGTCAGCATCTAAACCATAAATAATTGTGTTATAATCATTATGATATTTAGGATAATCCCTTATATATTGAAATATTTTATGTTCTCCTTCACCATGAATATTACTTCCAGAAACTATAATATTTTTTACATTATATAATGATGGTTCTGAAAATGCCTTAGTAACCTTTTCATCTAACATCTTCATAAATACAGTTCCGGGAGTAATTGCAGTGGTATTCCAAGGATCCGGTGTAGTTGTTTTATATATTGATCTAGATAAAGAATTTTGATATAATGATTTAAATCGTCGAGAACGTTGTTGTTCTAATTTAGCGACAGGTGCAACACCATCAAAAGCAATCATTAATCTTTCCGTTGGTTTTAATAAATCAATATATCCTTTTATAATGTTTATAGTTTTTGTTATAATTGTATTAGAAATTTCACCAGTTATATTGGCAACATCTGTTTTATAAAATGCTTCATAAATGATAGAATTACAATCCAAGTAAAGATTATCAACTTTAATAGGATTAGACGAAAGTTTTCTTAGCGTATTGATATGGTTTTTTACAATAAAACTGAAATATGATGGTATTCCCATGATTAGTGTTATATAACATAATATAATGCGTTTAAATAGTATTAATAAATATATTAATAAACATACTTAAAGTAAAAAGGTTTAAATATTAATTATTAAATATTAAATATAAATAATATATAGTTGATGTCAGATAAACCACAAGTTAGTAAAAAAAATACACATAAAAAATCATCAAATGATGTATTGGTATTAGTTGATAAAAAAATAGAATTTTTTAAAGACGTAATTCAAAAAACAATTATCCATGTTCAAAAAAATAAGATTCTCAATATTTTAGGAATAAACGATGTTAATTCATGTATAGAAAAACTTGGTGAATTAAGCAAAAAAATAGAAGAAATATCGCATATTAAATCAACGCAATCTGATAATATTATAAATAGTTTACAAATAATAAACAATGAATTATCTAGTCTTCTCAAAAATTTTGGGACAGAAAATTTTGAAGATTTATTGTTAGTCTGTTTTGGTAATAATAACAAAATAACCACTAATGAAAATGAATATAATAAATTTGAATTATTAAAAAAATATTTTCATCCAACCAGCTATAAAGTTATATCAAAAAAAGATGAAACAAAAAAGAAAAATGATATAGATGAAAAAAATACCACTAACTTAGCTTGTTTGGATGTAGCATCATCTTATAAGCAATTTCATATGAAAGTTTATGGTATTAAAATTTATGTTTATTCTATACCTCTTAAAAAGGATTTATTAATATATGGAATTGTAGACAATATTATAATTGAATTTTTAAATAATAATTTTATTTTAAATAAAATTAAATTGATAAAGGAAAATATTCCGAATGAACCAAATTTTCAAACAGAATTATTTAATAAATTTATTTCATCATTGACTTTAAAGGATTATTTAATTTATGAAAATTATGATGATATTTATAACAAATTTTATGGTTTAATTAGTCAAAATAATTTAATAATCAAAACACAAATATCTCAAGTAGTAAAAGAATTCATTAGCGATAATACATATAACAAAAGAAATACGTTGGTAATACTATTGGTATGTTCAATTAAGTGTGAAAACCAGTATTTAGCTTATTTATTATATGATCTTCTCTCTAATTATTCAAATGGAAATGTAGATACACAAGACCAAATTATGATATTTGATAGTTTTCCTTGGACAATTAAGCAATCATTTAAACAAGCCATGAAAAAAACAATACAATACACAAATGAACTATCAAATTTTGATGTAAATAAAATACCATTAGAACAACAAATTTGTTTATTGAAGGCATCAGATACTGTTAAAGAAAAGGCTATGATGAAATTGAAAGAGGTTAAAGCAAAATCAGAAGATTCTGGTTCAAAGGCACGACAATATCTTGATGGATTATTAAAAATCCCATTTGGCAGTTATAAAAAGGAATCGATATTAAATGTAATGGAAATTATTAAAAATAATTTTAAGGATATACATAAAAAATATAATATTGAAAAAGTATTTCCAGAAATAAAGCAGAAAGACAATTATACAAGTATCGAAATAATTAAAAATTTAAAAAAAATACAATCAAACGATAACCATGCCAATAATGAACCACAAATAGAAAAAATAAAAGCATATTTGGTTTCGGGAAATAAAAGTAGCTTGATACATAATATTAAAATTTTGGATAATATAAATAAAAAATATAAAAAGAAACGAATGAAATATTCACATCTTAATAAAGAAGAATTATCTGAACATATACTTGATATAGTGGATTCTTATATAAAAAATGAAGATGAAGATAGCAAAAATATAATAGCTGATATAATAAGTCATTTTGAATCCTATGTTAGTATGAACCCTATGTTAAAAAATATTGAGATAAAGAATGATATAGCAAAAATAAATAAAAATATAAAATCCATTTCAGATTATATTTTAGGAGTAAAGGAAACATTAGACAAAGCAGTCCATGGTCATGAAAAAGCAAAAAACCAAATTGAGAGAATAATTGGACAATGGATAAATGGTAAACAAGATGGTTATTGTTTTGGATTTGAAGGACCTCCTGGTTGCGGCAAAACCAGTTTAGCAAAACAAGGAATTTCAAATTGTTTGAAAGACGATAATGGAAACCCAAGACCATTTTCAATGATACAAATGGGTGGCGATAGTAATGGTAGCACATTACATGGACATAACTACACTTATGTAGGTAGCACTTGGGGATCTATTGTCCAAATTTTGATAGATAATAAGTGTATGAATCCGATTATTTTTATTGATGAAGTAGACAAAATTAGTCGCACTGAAAATGGTAGAGAAATAGTTGGCATTCTTACTCATTTATTAGACCCAGCTCAAAACGATTGTTTTCAAGATAAATATTTTACAGGAATAGATTTAGATTTATCAAAAGCATTATTTATTTTATCATATAACGACGTTGAAGCGATTGATAAGATTTTATTAGATCGTGTTCATAGAATTAAATTTAATAGTCTCACATTAGAAGATAAAATAATAATATGTAATACTCATATTTTGCCGGAAGTTTATAAGAAAATGGGTTTAGAAGATATGATATATTTTACTGATGAAGTGTTAAAATTTATAATAGACGAATACACCGCTGAATCAGGTGTTCGTAAATTGAAAGAGATTCTTTTTGAGATAGTTGGAGAGATTAACTTAGATGTATTAAAGAATTCGGATGTTAATTTTGAATTACCCATTAAAATAAGTATTGATGATATTAAAACAAAATACTTTAAGGATAAAAAACCCGCAAAATTATACAAAATTCATAGTGAAAGTAAGGTTGGATTGATAAATGCATTATGGGCGAACCAAATAGCTCAAGGTGGAGTTCTTCCTATTCAAGCAAGTTTTGTGCCATCAAATAAATTTTTAGACTTAATATTGACTGGTTCTATGGGTGATGTCATGAAAGAATCAATTAGTGTAAGTTTAACAAATGCTTGGAATTTAACATCTTCAACCAGACAAAACTATTTAATTGAAAAGTTTAATAATATTAAAAATAATGCTATTTGTGGAATTCATATACATTGTCCAGATATAAGCACGAAAAAAGATGGCCCATCAGCAACAACAGCTTTTACAGTTTTAATATACAGCTTATTAAATGATATAAAAATTAAGAATTATTTTGGTATAACTGGAGAGACACATTTTGGGTTAGCTCTTACTGAAATTGGAGGCCTTCAAGAAAAATTAATTTTTTCAATTAAATCTGGTATTAAAGAATTTATTTTTCCAAAAGAAAATGAAAATGATTTTAATAAAATAATGGAAAAATATAAAAATAATAAACTTATTGAGGGTATTAAATTTCATTCAATCGAACGAGTTGAAGATGTGTTGGAATTGATTTTAGATAAATAAATATAATAATAAAAATAAAATTATTTACAATTATTATATGAGCAGTCAAGATACAACAAACAAAATTGGAGGTGTTCAGGATTCACCTTTGTATTTATTTCAACCAATGAATTTAGTAGTTTTTTCTTCATTTTTCTCTCCATTTATACTCGCAGCAGGTATAACAGGTCTTTCATTTATATTTCAAAACTTTAAGGGTTTGATTTATTTAGGGTTTTTAGTAGGTTGTTGTTTTGTCAGAAGCTATGTTTACATGATATCAGGGTCAAATCCTAGTGTAAATGATAAAACCATTTGTAGTACAGTTCAATATACTAAATATGGTAACCCAACATTTAGTGCGTTTGTTTTTGCTTTTTCAATAATGTATTTGTCCATTCCTATGTTTAGCAATGGCTCTGTTAACTTTTGGGTATTTATTTCTTTGATTACTTATTTCTTTTTAGATATGTTTATAAAGATTTACAAAAAATGTATACTACAAATGAGTGATTTGTTTTTAAATGTATTGCTTGGTGCTACATCTGCTACTTTAATAGTTACTTTAATGTATGCTGGTGGTTCTGGCAAATATTTGTTCTTTAATGAGGTATCAAGTAATAAAGAAATGTGTTACCAACCTAGCAAACAAACGTTCAAGTGTCAAATGTACAAAGACGGAACATTGATAAGCGAACTATAATTTTTTAGATTTATATAATTAATATAAAGATATGTTTATTTATAATATAAATAATGGTAAAAGCTAAATATGTTCTAGAAGTTTTAGAATTTATAACGGAAAAAGAAGGAGATAATGGTTGGTTAGCACAAGGTGGAGAAATTAAACATATTGGTTATATGAAGGGAAAATTCAAAACAAAAAAAGATGCTGTTTCGTATTATGATAGGAATAATACACATATGAGATCCTTAAATGCTCACAATACTTATATAAGTGATTGGGACCCAAATACAAAATTACTTTATATTGTAAGAGATGATTATTTAATAAATGCGACAATAGATTGTTTTTCTATCGACGATAATAGTGTTGATGAAATAAATAATGGCGTGGGGACTACTACTTGGAAGTGGTTAAAATAGGTGTACACCTTTGAACATTTTAAACGCAGACTTTGTACTATTAAAATTGTATATTATTTACACCCTTGAAGATTTAAAATGGTACGCTTAATATAATTTTTATCTATTTATTATATCAAGCATAAAACCTTATTAATTTAAAATGGCATTAAGCGTACCATTTTAAATCTTCAAGGGTATAAATATTAGAATCAAGTATTTATTATCAAATTTTCTTATTCATTCTCAGTTACATCAGGTTCATCATTTATATCAGGTTCTTCAGTTACATCAGGTTCTTTAGTTACATCAGGTTCTTCAGTTACATCAGGTTCTTCAGTTACATCAGGTTCTTCAACAACTTTTGGTTCTTCAGTTACATCAGGTTCTTCAACAACTTTTGGTTCTTCAGTTACAACAGAATCTTCTACAACTTTTGGTTCTTCTACAACATTAGGTTCTTCAGTTACATCAGAATCTTCTTTCACTTGTTTTGGAGAATTGACAATTGTTGGTTGAATAAACGACTGTGAATAAAATTTAAACCAAGTAATTAAATCTTTTACTACAAAACCCCTCTGAAAAGAATCAGCAAGTAATTTCATATTACCTTTCGTATTATATTTTGCTGTAAAATTATTTATTACATGTATTAAATTTAATCGAGAATATATTGATAACTTAGAATAATTATAAAGTGGTTTTCTTTTTTTAGCATTTACCCAGTTATGAAATAAATACATAAAATTTTTAAATTCATTCTTAGTCTTATAGTTATTTAAATTAATTTTTGCTAAAAAAATGCTAGCATCTCTTGAACAATCTGGACAAGGTAATACTTTACATATTCTCACGATTATTCCAAACATAGAACGGATTACATGAGGATAAGCATCCTGATTTATTTTTTCTGCTAATGTGTGAAATAATGTCCAAACAGCAGGACCCCAAATTTCAGGTGGACTCATTTTATATTTTAAATAAATATAAAAAATATAAAGATATAACATATAATAAATATAATAAATATAAATGGTTAAATATAATATAGAAGGAGGGTTAGATTTTTATGCTGAATTATATAAGTCATTTGATATTGAAGAGGGTGAAGAAGATGAAAATAAGTGTTTAATAACGAATCAATCATTAACAGATAAATATGTAAAAATGGAATGTGGTCATAAGTTTAATTACATTCCTTTATTTAATGACTTAGTAAATCATAAGACAAAATTTAATTTTATGGAAGGTACATTTAGTAAATTAACAACAAATGAAATAAGATGCCCTTATTGTCGTACAAAACAAAACTATTTATTGCCATATTACGAAGAATTTGGTTTGGAAAAAGTAAATGGTGTAAATTTCTATGACCCAAATCTAAAACCAACATATCCAAATGGTAGTTATATATTACATAAGTGTGAATATCAATATCCTAATCCAATTTATGATATAAGCACACCAGAAACATCTACAAATTCTAAATATCTAAAAAAAACATGTCATTATCACGGAACAAAGATTAACATTTACAATAAATTAAAACCATCCGAACCAATAACATATGATGATACAAAATATTATTGTTATACACATAAGAAAGAAATGATAAAGAATTATAAGTTACAACAAAAAGAGAAAAAAATGCTAGAAAAAGAGAATGAAAAAAATGAAAAGAAAAAATTAAAAATGTTAGAAAAAGAAAATAAACTTTTAGAAAAACAAAAATTAAAGGCAAAAGAAAAGGAAGAAAAGAATAAAGCAAAATTACTGAAAAAGAAATCAAAATCAACATCAATAATAGAAAATGTTGTATTAGGACCATTAAATTTGGAGAGCCAATCTGGATGTATTCAAATTCTAAAATCAGGAATAAATAAAGGAAACTCATGTGGATGCAAAATCGTTTCAGAAAATATGTGTAAGCGTCATTTTGTATTACATAATAAAGATAAATAATTAAAGAATTAAAGATTTAAATATAATATAATATTATTAGTTAATGGAAATTAAAGAACAACCAAATACAAAAGAACAACCAAATACAAAAGAACAATTAGTAAATAATATAAAAGAATGGATTAAAATTGACAATGAAATAACACAATTAAAGACTGAAATTAAAGCAAGAAATAATAAAAAGAAAACATTAACAGAAAGTTTAGTATCAGTAATGAAAACAAATAGCATTGATTGTTTCGATATTAATGGAGGTGCATTAGTATATAAAAAGAATAAGATTAAAAAACCTATTAATGGTAAAACTCTTTTGACAGCATTGCAAAATTATTATAAGAATGATAATAATCTAGCAGAAGAAATAACAAAACACGTAATGGATAATCGTGAAGAACAAATAAAAGAGACAATTAAAAGAAAATAAACAAATAAACAAATAAACAAATAATAAAATAAATTAAACAAATCATTATAGTATAATTATAATTATAATTATGGAAAACGATGAATATATCCCAGAAAAACCAATGTATTATAATTATATTATTAAAAATTTTTTAAAAAAAGATTTATCGCAAATTTTTGAACCAACTTCATATCAGCAAATTATATTATGTATTTATAGGATTAATATATCAGGAAAAATACCATTTATTGAATATCTTCTCTCAAATAATGGTTTTAATACTTTTCATCTGCCAGTTTTATCTATTTTTACCACATTGAACCGTTAAAAGCTAACTGATTATTCAAAAGTGTGTTTATCTGCTATGTTTCATACTGAAAATTTTGAAGAATTTAATGAAAAAATAGTATTTGATGGATATTATGAATATAATAAAAATCTTTATTTATTTTTTGATACAACAAATAATCAATTAATTATTGATGATATATATAGTTATAGTCCTCTATTATTTGCTTTGACATATGAAATAATAAATAATGGTAAAATATGTAATATGCCAATAAGTGAAGACACCAGAAATTTTTTTATCACTAATAATTCAGTAAACTATTTATATGATGAAAATAATGAACCATATGAACACCCAATTGTTGGGTTTGTTGGTAAACCGACACCTGATAAAATTAATTTTACCTATATATTTGGAGAGAGCCCGAGAAACAAATCTGCTATTCTAGGTCCTTATTATTATTTTACAAATATGAATTATGCCATAAGACAAGGTGGATGGTCTTGTGATTATAAGCCTGAATATAGACATAATCAACTCATAACAGATAATAAGTATGGCAGATATTTAAAAGGTGGAATAGTTAGGTTTGCTTTATTTACTGGTAATACAAAATATGTTGACAATGTCCCTAATGCTCCAATTGACGAATCAGAAATTAAAAAACAGAGAATGCTTGACCCATCATTAAACCAAAATTATGAAATTCAAACATTAAGAATATCAGATCATGATGGTATTTGGTCAAGAACATATAATAGCGTTTATTTAGGAAATATAGAATTAGATGATGGTAGTTTTATAGAAGAAACACCCTTAATTGTATTGAAAGACTATAATCAACAAATTCCATTAAGTTGTCATTTTATAGATAAAAATAGTATTGGAAATAAATATGATTCAACTAATCATAGTTATAGAATAATTTAGAATAATAATATCTTAAATAATAATATATGAATCTGATAACATTAATAGGTTTATCAATTATATTTTTTTATAGTTTAACTCAAGTGTTAAATTTTTATGGAATTGGTCAAGATATATATGGTGTATATATATTATTTTACATATTTATTATATTATGTATTTTAGTTTTACCAAATGATTATCCAAAGGTTTAATGTTCAATGTTTAGACAATATTATTATCATTTGAATCATCTATACTACCTTTTTTTGTATCTAAAACTTTATTTTGTTCAATAATTGTTTTAATTTTATTTACGTCTATTTTATCCTTTAGATTATCTATAATTTCTGTTTCCATGGGCTCACGATTATTTAAATTATTAAATAGGATAATAAATTCAGTAATTCGTTTCTTATCTAACTCATTTTGTTTTTTTGTTTTATTTTTTTTTATAAGCTGGTTATTAATAGCATCATTAATTACTTTATTTTGATTTTCTTCTGTATACCAAGGATTTCTATATTCTGAAGTAGGTATTAATATATCACATATTTCAGGTTTTATTATTTTATCAAATAAAACCTGTTGTTCAAATTTGTTTTTAAATTCCTCTATAATTTTATCAGGTATACTTGGACTTGTTTCAATTAAACGATCAAACTCTTCTTTACTCATTTTAAGCATATGTTTTGGATCAATTCTTTCTATAGGATGTTTAGCGAGTTCAATTTTTATATTTCTATAAAATTTATCCCATGCTATTGTGCTAACTCTATGAGCTTCATTTAATTGTGTTATTTTTAAAAATTGCTGTATAGTTGTTATTATACCTGCTAAAATATTGAAACCTCCTGCTGCCATAATAAATAAACTTTGATATGATACTGGAACTCTTTGCTGAGCAAAATTAGCTGTTCCAGTTAAAGTTGAGATTATAATTACAGGAACAGTATACCAAGCATTTAGTTTTCCATACATTAAATTTGCTTTTGAATGAAGCCATCTATAACACATTGCTTTATCAGCCCATTCTACAAGTATTTGCTCATGTTCAGGAGACCATTCAATCTTTGTCTGTTCAATAACAGTTTCATTATCTTCATCAATTTCAACGTCCATTTAATATATATAAGGCAATAAAATAAAATACAATAACAAAATCCCAAAAATATAAAATTAATATATTTTTAAATAATATGGAAATAACGCTCGTAAAACTTAAAGGTGAATTTAATGGTATAATTAATATTCGTAATAATGTAAAAAATGTATTTGATATATTACAAATTAGAATCGATAGTTTACGTGAAATTTATTCTGAATTTATTAAAACAAATAAAAACGAGACATTTGTTTTTGGTTTAGATACATTTCATTTTCAAAGTAAATTAATTGATATAGAATATAACGATATGAGACGATTATTTTTGGCTATAAATAACCGAATGTATTGTCAATATTTTAAATTACACAAAATTATTGTCGACTATATATCAACCAATGTAACTGATAAAATGGTAACAGACTTAGTTGAAAATAATAAGTTTCCAGTATATAAAGATCTTGAGCCCTTTAAGGAATATAAGTTTGAAATAATACTTGATATACATGAAACTATACTAAATTTACTCTCTATTCTAATATCATTTCTTAATAATAGAGAAAACGAACTTAGCATTCATAAGGTTAAACAAAATATTGGTTTGAATATAGACAACTTTATTACTTCATTTAATTTTAGTATAAATATAATAAGAGAGAAAATAATGATGTTTATAACATATATTGAATTTTTTCACAAAATGCATTCCAAATATTTAAAACGTTTTAGTAATAAAATTCAATTAATGTATACTCATATTAGCAATGATATTAAATTTGATGATTCGGTAGAAATATCTAAAGACAAGAAAAAAGAATTAATAGATGATTTTTCAACCGATAATATGGATAAAACTTTATTAAAAGAATTGAAGACATCTATTGGGTCTGAAACAAATAGTGATGTTAGTGATTCCAAAAGCAATCCAACTACACCAAGTGATAAAATATTAAATACTCCTGATTCTGTAATATCACGTAATTTTATTGTATCACAAAATAATGAAATAAATCCACAACCAAATTTAAAAAATATAGGTGAATTACATGTGGATAAAGAAAAAAAGGATTATACAAAATTATTTAAGAAAAACATTAATAAGGTAACAAATATGTTAAAAATATATAAATCTACTACAAAAGATAATACTGACATTAATTGTGAAGATAAAAATATAACAAAATTAAATTATAAAGATAAAGATATAGAAGATTTTTTTAATGGTATTGAAGAGTCATGTGATTCAATAATTAACAAACCAAGCGAAAAGAGATTTTTACTTCCTGAAAATAAACAAACTATACAAGATTCTGATGAACATTCCATTTTAAGTTTTGAAAATGAAGATGAATCTAAACAACCATTACAAATTGACACGTCTGAAGAAAATGTAGACACTACAAATCCAGATATAGTTGAAGAAAATGTAGACACTAAAAATCCAGATATAGTTGAAGAAAAATCAGAGCAAATTGAGACGGTTGAAGAAAATGTAGATACTACAAATCCAGATATAGTTGAAGAAAATGTAGACACTAAAAATCCAGATATTGTTGAAGAAAAATCAGAGCAAAATGAGACGGTTGAAGAAAATGTAGATCCTAAAAATCCAGATATAGTTGAAGAAAATGTAGACACTAAAAATCCAGATATAGTTGAAGAACAATTTGAAGAAATATAACTATAATTGAAACTAAATAATAATGTAAGTTTGATAACACATTTCCCATTTACACATGATATGTTTAAGTTATTTTTATAATTATATAAAAAATTGATATAAATATAAAATAATATATTAAATACAACAATATAAAGAAATGGAAAAACGTCTAAATAAGAAAACTGAAACTTATATTACTACATTCAAAGATGAAATTTTAAATAAGGCTACTAATTTGGGTTTAAATAATGATATAAAGTGTACTCAATTATTACAATACATATGCGATTACGATAGACTTTCATTTAATAAAGAGGATTTTCAAAAAAGAAAGCGTGTTAAAAATTTTGTTCCAATTTATGATAGATGTTGCGCAAAAAGGGCAAATGATGAACAGTGTACAAGACGACGAAAAGAAGGGAGTGAATACTGTGGAACTCATATTAAAGGAACACCGCACGGCATTGTTGTTGAAAATTCAAATGAACCGAAAATTAATACCCATAAGGTTGAAGTTTGGGCACAGGATATTCAAGGTATTATTTATTATATTGATAGATCAAATAACGTTTATGATACATCTGATATTATTAAAAATCAAGTTAATCCTAAAATTATCGCAAAATATGTCAAGAATGGAGAGTCATATAATATTCCCGAACTTAACAGTTAAAAATATTATATAATATAAATTTTCAAAGGTGTAAAAATATAAAAATATAAAAATATACAAAT